TAGCGTAATAGCCAACCAGCGATGATATGAGCGGAAGGAAGCAACGTGAGTAAGTTAATATATAGCCCGCACGGACAGTTGCACTGTTTGCGTGAGTCTTGATCGGATCAAGGTGCGGGCACTAACTAATACATATATAATATGAAACGTACTCCATTATTAACAATCTGGGCAATATCTCTTGCCATGACAATATTGTTCGCAAATGAATTAAATGTTATTTTTTGGCTTTCTTTTGTCACATTTGCATTGTGTCAAGTGTGCATAGAGAAAAACCAAAAGAGACTAGAGAGAGAAGAGTAATTAGCTACTTAAAAACTTTTTGTTTTGCGTGTTTTTTATTTTGTGTTTGTGTGTTCGGGGTGTATTGTCTGTGAAGATAGTGCATCCCTTTTTAAATAAAAAAATGAAAATAATAAAAATATACTTTGAGGTGATATCGTCGTTCGTGAGAATAGTGATATCCGTTGTATTTCGATGTAAAGTCCTGTATCTAACGTGATACAGGCAAACGGGCAGTTGGTTTACTTGGTTAAAACGCATCTGTACGGATGAAAAGGAGGTTCAAATCCTTCACTGTCCACTAACAATTAAATAATTAATATTATGGGAGAAAGAATAAAAACAATAACAAGCGACTGGGTAAATTCTATTTCCAGAATGGATATAGGAAAGAAAGCTAGAATCCCAGATGATTTCTATGACTGCGTGATGAGCTCTGCTCGTTACAGATTGAGAAGGAAGGGAATTGAAATAGAGACCGATGGGGATAAATATTTTAAAGGTAAAATTAAATTTTTTAATATAAAACGTGTCTCGTGATGGCAACTCTAACGCAATGTGAATACCAAGTAGCTAATGAAGTGGCAAAAGGACAGACGCCGGATGAAATTGCCAATTTGCTCAAAAAATCAGTTTGGACCATCAAAGCACAGATAAGAGATATTCATAGAAAGTTAGGTATTAATAATAATGTAGAACTTACTTTATTCCTGTTATGTGATCGAGCAAAAAGGAATTTTGATTTGAAGGAGATAAGGAAGCATGGTATTGAGTTATTCTTTTCTATGTTGTTCTTTATTATTGCCATAATACCTGATTTTCAAATAGACATGAGGTGCTTTAATGTCCGTTCTACGGCAAAAACAGTGATGCGCATTATGAGAACTAAAGTAGATAGCAATTAAATGTTAGTTTTTAATATCAAATTTAAATAATAAAAAAATAATGTAGAAAGGATAATTTATGAAACATACTTTTCCGGATGAGTTCATATATAATTTGATAGACTATGCAAAAGAAATGGGGCGTAGAGAGGAACGTATTAATTCTTTCCAAGAGTCTCAATTTATATCTCAAAATAAAGCCCATATCCAATATGGCAAAGGAAATGTTACTAAATGGGTAAAAGCTGGCCTAGTAAAGAGATACAAAGATGCCGATGGGAAGTTGCGTTCCGGTGTTCGTTATGATGTGCTTGAACTAGAATCAGCCGCTTTTAAATGTAATTGTATAAAAAATCTTTCTCCATTGGCTAAAGCTGAAATGAGAGAGATTATAGGTCAATAATCTATTGTTTAACTATAATCCCGGAGTAAGGACTCCGTGCGGTATCCAGTCCGCTATTTAAGTTTTGAATTATCCCCGTATGGCTTTGCTGTTCGGGGCTTTTTGATTAACCACTTTAATAATATATAATCATGAAAAAGAAAGTAATTGTAAGAGGAAATTATTCCGGTGTATTTTTTGGAGAGTTAGTAGAAAGAAATGGTAGAGAAGTTAAGCTCGAAAATTGTCGTAGATTATGGTATTGGGACGGTGCTGCTAGCATATCGCAATTAGCGATCAATGGTACGACTAATCCAGGTGAATGTAAATTCACTGTTACGGTTCCAGAGATAGAGATTCTGGATGCAATTGAGATTATTCCGTGCTCAGATAAATCTGTTAAATCTATCGAAAGTGTTTCAGTATGGGCAAGGTGATGGAAGATAGAATAAAACAGTTTCTGAGTATTAGCTCTGGCTATGGCTCTGGCTCTGGCGATGGCTCTGGCTATGGCTCTGGCTATGGCTCTGGCGATGGCTCTGGCTATGGCGATGGCTCTGGCTATGGCTCTGGCTATGGCTATGGCTCTGGCTCTGGCTCTGGCGATGGCTCTGGCTATGGCGATGGCTCTGGCTATGGCTATGGCTATGGCTATGGCTCTGGCTCTGGCTATGGCTATGGCGATGGCGATGGCGATGGCGATGGCATAAAATCTGTAAATGGGAATACTATTTCTATAGTAGATAATATACCTACTATAATTACAAATGTAAAAGGTAACATCGCAAAAGGATTTATCCTCCAGTCCGACTTATCTCTTACTCCTTGTTTTATAGTAAAAGGGAATGATCAGTTTTCTCATGGTAATACTCTACACGAGGCATTTGAATCTTTGCAAGAAAAGCTTTATGATGATAGTACAGAAGAGGAAAGAATTGATAAGTTTAAAGAGCATTTTTCTGACTTTTCAAAGAAGTACTCTGCTAAGGAATTATTTATATGGCATCATATGCTTACTGGGAGCTGTAAAGCTGGGAGAGAGTCTTTTTGTAGGGATAAAGGTATAGATGTAGATAATGATAAGTTTACCGTCTATGAGTTTATAGAACTAACTAGAAATTCATATGGCGGTGAGGTTATCCGCAAATTATCTTGATTTAATCCCGGTGTCCGTTGATTCGGTATCCGGGAACTATTTTAACCAATTTAAATAATATATGATATGAAGGAATGGAATGATAATTGTCTTGAACTTTACGATAAGATAAGGCAAGTTCCAGACAATGCTAAAAAAACAATTTCAGCAGGTCGTTTAAAAGGAAAGACAGATATCAATCCTATGTGGAGAATTAAAACTCTAACAGAACAGTTTGGCCCTTGCGGATTTGGTTGGCGTTATGAGATTATAAAAATGTGGAATGAACAAGGTGCAAATGGAGAAATATCAAGCTTTGTGCATATCAACCTTTTCGTCAAATATAATGGTGAGTGGAGTGAAGGAATACAGGGGGTTGGAGGAGCTTCATTTGTTGCTAACGAAAAGAATGGAGCATATACGTCAGACGAATGTTATAAAATGGCTTTAACTGACGCTATATCTATTTCTTGCAAGGCTTTGGGTATGGCTGCTGATGTGTATTGGGACAATGATTCTACCAAGTATAATAAATCACAAATAGAAAATGATAATCGCAAAGTTTTAAACGCTTCTCTTCTCGGAAGAGAAGATTTGATGAAATGGATTTATAGGAATGAATCTTTTGCAAGAGAAAATAAACAACGTTTTTCTATAATTAATTTGATAGAGAAGAATTATAGATGTACGAATGATGACATAAATAAGATTTCCGAAAATTATTATCAATATAAAGTAAATCATAATCTGCAATGAGTAATAAACTAATAATCAACAGAATCCCATCTTCCAAGACGGAACAGAAAGAAATGGCTAATGCTTTTATTTCCAAAGTTATTGATGGTGGTATAAATCCGATTGATGCAGTGGTTCAGATGAAAAGTATTTCTGAAACAATAAATACGTTTTTAAAGGATGAAAACATAAAAGATGCAGTAATACAAGAATGCGAGAAATATGGGAAAGGTGAGTCTCCCGGCTATTTAGGTGCAGTAATCCAAATAAAGGAAACTGGTGTTACATATGATTTTTCCATTTGCAATGATCCTGTATATAGTCGTCTTATTAAACAGAGGGAAGAAATAAACCAGCAATGTAAAGACAGGGAGACTTTTTTAAAAGCAATTTCTAAGCCTAAAACTGAAATTGACGAAGATAGTGGAGAAGTTTTTACCTTAAATCCTCCATGTAAACAAAGTACAACATCGTATAGTATAACATTTAAAAAGTAAGTAATATGAGTAGTTTATTTGGTAGCATCTGCCTCTCGGATATTCCCCGTGAGCAGATGAAAAAAGTAATGTGTAAAGATGGTAAAGAGCGTATTTTCCTGAATATATGGGTAGGAGAGCGTAAGGAACCTGCTACATTTGGAAGTAACACTTACACACACTATGTATCCTGTTCTCCTAAAAAGGAAGAAAGAAAAGATGGGGTAAATTACTTCTTGGGTGACTTGCAAACTTATAATCCACAACCAAGTGCTCCAAGTATGGAACAGGTTGATTCAGCTCCCAGTGTTTCACCTGATGATGACCTTCCTTTTTGATCTATGTTAGCAATGCGGTTATGTGCCTTATCAGTGTTGGCGATAGCTATTCTGATAAATTTTAGAGGAAAGCGTGATGACAGATATATCATATCAGGAATCTATATGATAATATCCTGGCTAATAATGATTTACAGTAAATTATAAATCATGTTGTACGATCTTTCTAATCCATTACAAGCGGAACAGTTTAAATCTCGTTCCGCTTTGCTTGTTAAAAACGGGAAAATAGTAGAATTAACAGAAAAGAAGCCTAAAAGAAGCCTGAATCAAAATTCTTATTTATGGCTTCTTATTGGATACTGGGCTACGCAAACAGGATATACAAACGATGAAGCAGAGTCAATATATAAGGAAATAAACAAGGACATTTATTTTGTAGATAAAGAAATAGCTGGTGAGAAAGTGAGATACATAAGGCATACTTACGAGCTTGACACGAGAGAAATGTCGCTATCTATAGAAAGATGGAGAAATTGGTCTGTAATGAATGAAGCTTTTTCTGTATATCTCCCTGCCCCAAACGAGGAACGACTAATACAACTGATGGAAATTGAAGTTGGAAGAAACAAAGAATTTGTATAAAAATAGTTATTTATGATGCACACATGGTTTGAAGTGAAAATCCGTTATGAGAAAGTAGCGGAAAATGGAATGCAGAAAAAGGTTACAGAACCTTATTTGTTTGATGCTCTGTCTTTCACAGAGAGTGAAGGTAAATGTATTGAAGAAATGACACCCTTTATCAGTGGGGAGTTTATAGTTTCTGATATAAAGAGAGCTAATTATTCGGAGATATTCTTTTCTGAAGAAGAATCGGCTGATCGCTGGTTTAAATGCAAATTGGTATTTATCACGCTTGATGAAAAAAGCGGTGCTGAAAAGAAAACATCTACTCATGTACTTGTTCAGGCTTCCAATTTAAGAGATGCTGTCAAGAAGCTAGACGAAGGCATGAAGGGGACGATGGCAGATTATCAAATAGCATCTGTGTCTGAAACGCCTATTATGGATGTATATCCTTATGAAGCAAAGGAATAGCTTTGTTAACCTTTTTACCCCAGCCTGCTTGTCTGTGAAGATTGGCGGGCGAACATGGAGATGCGCAGTGGAGTGCTTTTGACTTTCGAGAGGTGCACATGTTAGAAAGTACGGTACGTGAGATATAAGGAGTAATTAACCTTGGAAGTAGCGCAAAAGGATTTAGTCCTTGATTGGGTGTTCGAATCGCCCCGTCTCCACATGAAAATAACAATCACCAAGCAAGAATACCAGACGATAGTCCGGTGCTTGAAAACGTCAGAAATCCTCATTAGAGGGTACAATTTGAGAGATGAAGATATGATTCGTAAAACTAGAAAGAAACTCCAAAGGAGTAAGGAGAAAGGTTGATATGACATTCGAAGAAATGAAAGCCCAGTACTGCGGTAAGAATATCCGCAAGAAGCCAAAACATGAAGAGGATGATTTGCAAAGAGCTTGTGTTTGCTGGTTCGATTTACAATATCCTCAATATAGGCTAAGGTTGCATCATTCTCCTAATGGCGGTAAACGGAATGCTATCGAAGCTGCAAAGTTTAAACAGATGGGAGTACGTGCCGGTTTCCCTGACTTACTTATGTTAATCCCTAACAAGTATTATCCTTTTATGGGAATTGAATTAAAGACTAAGACAGGGAGACAAAGCGATCACCAAAAAGCCTATCAAAAGGAATTTGATAGTATAGGAGCGAAGTATGTTGTCTGCCGGTCTTTGAAGGAGTTTATAGAAGTTGTGAATGGTTACTTAGCAGAAAAATAATTTAAATATAAAACTTATGGATAAAGAAATAGCAAAAGTATATGAAACCTATGATTACGATAAGTTTCATATTATGGAAAAGGGAAACAGAGACATAGATCATGATAAGAAAATAGCTCTTTCCATGAAAGAGGATTTCTTATTTTCTCCCATTCTTGTAAATGAAAAAATGGAAATAATAGACGGTCAAAACCGATTCTTTGCTTCAAAAGCACTTGGTAAACCCATATATTACATTATAAAAACGGATATGGGATAAGAAAAGTTCGAATTCTAAACTCTAATGCAAAAAACTGGAGTAAAAGAGATTTTATTAACTCGTTCGCCGATGAAGGAAACAAAGAGTATGAAAAAATAACTCTCTTTATGAAAAAGTATCCTGATTTTTCAGCTCATATCGTGGAATATATACTTAGATTGTCTGCTGCACAAGATTCTTACAGAGAAGACAGAAATCCTCTTAACTCTTTCGATTCTATGAAAAGAGGATTGTTTAAAGTAAAAGATTGGGACCAATCTGATAAAATAGCACAGATGTTGATGCAATATAAACAGTTCCATAACAACATATACAAGCGTTCTACCTTTGTGGTTGCGATTATACGACTTTCTCGTGACCCTCAATTTGATAACAATGAAGTTATCAGAAAAATACAAATAAATCCTCGTTCATTTGTCCCATGTGTAAATTCGGATGAATTTATCAGAATGATAGAAGACATTGTGAATTTCAGGAGTAGAAATAAAATTCGATATAATGTATAAATTATGAAAACTGAATTATTTAAAAACAAGACAATGTAAGGGTGCTATGACATTGCATGAGGATAAGTGTAGGTTTAATCCTCTAAACAGATCATATTGTATAGGATGCAAACATCTTTTGGTGGAAGCTGTAGAGTATAGCAACACCGATGAAGAATTTACAGGAGTAAGACCTCGTCGCAAATTCACATGCAATATAGATGGTAAGGTAATGTGTCATCCGAAGATTAGGACATTTAGCAAAGAAAGGCAAGAATTGATAATGAGTATTTCTCAAAAAATAATGCCTAACATGAATGAAGAATGTCGTTTTTATGAAGATGCGGGTATTCCTTTTTAATGTAACCAACAGGGCTACCTACCAGTAGCCCTACAACAATATTAATCATGAAAAAGAAATCAGACAAGCAAGTTATCCGCCCAGATACTTGCGCAAAATGCAATAATGGAACTATTGTTCCCACAGCCAAAGGCAATCCACGTGTTGCCTACTGTTTTATACTCAAACGGCGTTTTGTCCTGATAGTAAGAGAAATTGTATTCATGCGTATTAATTAAACAATTATGGCTGGAAGACCTACAAAGCAGGGAATAGATTATTTCCCTATGGATGTTGGTTTCTTTACAGATGTTAAGATAAGAAAGATATCACGGGCCTGTGGGTCTCAATCTACTTCTATACTTATTTGCCTGCTGTGTAATATCTACAAGGATGAAGGGTATTACATTTTGTGGGACGAAGATTTGCCTTTTGTTATTGCTGACACAGTTGGGGTTTCCGAGGGCGCAGTAAAAGAAGTTTTGATAAAATCATTACAGGTTGGTTTTTTCGATCAGGAACTTTATGAGAAATATAAAATACTCACATCTTCTGGCATTCAAAAGAGATTTCTTCTTGCTACTTATCAACGCAAAGAAACGACTATTATCCCCGAATATTTAATTAATTGTGCAAACAATTCAATTAATTGCACAAATAATTCAATTAATCATAGCGATAATGAACAAAGTAAAAGTAAAGTAAAAGTAAATAGAAAGAAAAGAAAAGAAAAGGAAAATAATAAAGAAACTTCTCCTAACGGAGAAGAAAAGAAAGACGAGCTTTCTTTGTCCCACTCCCCAAAAATTGATTGGGTAGGTTTGATGAATTGGTATAATAGCTTGTTTAGAGATAAGCTTCCGGCTATAAAATCAATGACCGAAACACGGAAGAAAGCAGTTAAAGCACGTATAGCCCAATACGGCAAAGAAAGCATTAGAACTGTATTTAACCTTGTGCTTCAAAGTTCTTTTCTCCTCGGGGGCAATGACCACAACTGGAAATGTGATTTTGATTGGATATTTAAACAAGCTAATTATACAAAGATACTGGAGGGAAATTATAATGGAAAACGAGCTGATACTGCGACAACAAGAAGGGAGTCAGTTAGCCGCCTTAAGCAACTCGCCGGAGCAATACTGCAAGGCGCTGAATCCAAGAAGGATTGAAGACGTATTTCTTTCCCATGAACCTTTGATTGGGACTATAATTAAGAATCTTGGAGAGACAAAAGCTCGTGCAGCAGTAGTATATCTACTAGCTGACGCATTAGAATTCTTCAATGCAGCAGAAACGATGTCTGATGTCCAAGTTGCAATGACCGTAGATCTGATTATTGAGGAATATGCATACATGAAACTGGACGATATCAAGTTGTGCTTAAAAAATGCTATGAAGATGAAGTATGGCAAGATATATAATCGCATTGACGGTCAAGTTATTATGAGCTGGTTTAAGGAATACAATAAAGAGCGTTGCTCTACTGCTGATAATCAGTCATATAACGAACATAAAGCTCACAATGCAGAAGAAGCTAAGCCGACCAATGGCTTGTTTTATGAGGAATATCGTGCTGAACTTGAATCAAGAGCTAAAGATGGCGATGAAGAAGCTATAAAGGCTTTGGAGCTTTCCAACAGTATATCTGAAATGCTATGTCAAAGAAAGTTTGTCAAGCAAAAGGAGAATCTTGATAAGTTTTACACGTCAGATAGCAAAAGAAATTTTTAATGTTATAACACATAAATCATGCTAATAGGAACAACAAATCTTAATACGACTCTCAACCTGACGTATGTGTTGACAGATGTCGTAGAAACTCTTCTCCTTGACATGAGAAGTGAAATGAAAAAACAGGGCTATGATTTGCGTTACGATGCCAAGCACAATTTCAACACGGCGATAGCAGCTATACGCCGGCTGAAACAAGATGTAGACAAGACCCAGTTCTCTACCCAGGAAAACTTCGGAAACGACTCAGACTGTCTCCTTGCCTTCATCAAGCTGCTGATAGATCGCTGCGGTGACGACGACAAGAAGATGTTCGCGTTCTACAACTACATCAAAAGTTATCCTTCGCAGCTAGGTCTTGAGCTGTCTGACGAGAAGAGTGTATTTGCGCATATTTTTAATTAATAATGAATAGATATGAAAGAACCTTTTACTGTAGAACAAGTCAAGAAGATGTATTTTTCGCAATTTGATGAAATTTCTTGGTATATATGGCATGATAAATTTAAAATTAATTCTATTCGTCGATGCCTTAAGGAAAATGAGAAATGTTATTTGGGCAATTTATTAGAGACAGCTAAACGTTATTTTTCTGGCAGTTTGCGAGATTTCCAAAAATGTGGGATTAATACTGTTGAGATAAAAAAAGAATGGGAGAAAGTGATTGATGAAATCCAAAAAGAAATTGTTAATAATTTATAATTATTTAGACATGAATGAAAATAAGAAACCGTGTCCTCAATTTCCATATTGGGGCGCAAGTCCCGATGCGTGTTGTGTCGATGGTAAGCTACAAGATTTAGACTACTGTGATGAGAATGGTAATCTTTATGATGAAGGAGAGAATGTTCCTTGTCCGTTCTGTAGAACGGAAGAATTTATTGAATATGACCCGTTTAGTTGGGTAGATCATTTTTGTGAGGAAATGGAAGATAACGGCGATGTCATTACCGATTCTATGGAGCAGTTTGCTAAACAAAAAGCACGACAGGCTTATTTGAATTGGATTGAGAAAGTTAGAGAAGTATATGGCTAATAACAATAGAGAAAGAAATCAAATGAAAATATTAGTAAGTTTTTCCGGTGGTAAGGATTCGCAAGCCTGCTTGATCCAAGCTGCCAAACAATACGGAACCGATAAGATAGAAGCGGTATTCTGCGATACAGGTTGGGAACATCCTGCTACCTATCAGCATATAACAGACGTTTGCACACAGATGGGCGTTAAATTGACAACGCTAAAATCAAAGTATGACTTCGTTTCTTTAGCCGTACATAAGAAGCGTTTTCCATCTACAAACGCTCGGTTCTGTACTTCAGAACTAAAGATGAAACCTATGATTGACTATGTGCTTTCACTAACTGAAAGTTGTATTATCATTCAAGGAATCAGAGCAGCGGAAAGTGCTGCACGTGCTGCAATGGAAGATGAATGCATGTATTTCAAATCATATTTTCAACTTAATAAGAATGGGAAAAAAGAGACTTATCGGGGAAAAGAAGTCCGGGAGTGGTGTTCCAAATACGATGCCTCCGTTATTCGTCCGATTTTTCACTGGACTTCGCAGGATGTAATAGATTGTATTCTTAACGCAAGGCAAAAGCCGAATCCACTTTACTATAAAGGCTTTTCCCGTGTAGGTTGTTTCCCTTGTATCATGTGTCGGAAACGCGAAGTATTGCAGTTGATGCAGGACGAGTCGATGAAGCAGAGATTATTAGCAGCCGAGCAACTGATGAGAGAAAAGACAGAGAGAGGTTCTACCTTCTTTCCACCAACCTATATCCCAAGATACGCTTGTACTAACCGGAGATACCCGACAGTCGAAGATGTATTCCGGTATGTGACTGATAAGAACGCCACACTGGATGCTTTTGAACCGGAAGGTGGATACGCATGTATGAGTATGTTTCATGGGCTTTGCGAATAGAAGTTTAATTCAATACAAATCAAAAAATGAACAAGTCATAGACTTTCAGGAGGATGTCCTAAGAGTCTTAAAGGCTGTCAGTAAAATAGATATGATAAAATTAGATGAAAATTAATATGAAACAGACATTAGAAGAAGCTGCCCAAAGCATGGCTTACAATAAAATGCCAGATTGGGGAGGGTTGCCAGCATTAGCGAAAAAATATTTTATAAAAGGTGCTGAATGGCAATCAAAGCAATCTCCGTGGATCAGCGTAAAGGACAGGTTACCGCGAACATATGATGACCTGTACATAGTGCTTGATGTTAGGATGAATCCTCCCGGATGTGGAGTGTGTGATTTTAATCCTAAGACAGAGACTTGGATTGACTATGGTGGCAATATTGTGCGCCCTACCCATTGGATGCCAATTCCTCCTCTTGAATCAAAGGGAGATTGACCATGAATGATACTATACAATCCCAAACTGTTTCTATAAAGGGGATAAATGATGCTGTAGCATATATTGATTTCTGTGATGGAGATTTATGTGTTTCAGTTGTAGTAGAAGGCAAGCAAGCAGACTTTGCTTTTGAGCCTGTTACTTTGAAAATGTTTGCCCATGCTTATAAGTTACATTGTGAGGAACTAAAGAAAGGAGAATTAGATGAATAATATATTTACAATTTGCTATTCAGAAGAAGAAGCTAACGAAATTGGACATTTCATAATGCGAAAAGGCTATGAAGGTGTTCAAAATGATAGTTACAGATATTGTCGTGAAGCGATTTGGTGGGCCTTTAAAGAAGCTAAAAGTCATCATTCGGGTTTCATATATGTTGGCGTTAGAGGTTGTCAAATGATTGTGTCCAAGACTAAAAGGGGACTTCGCAGAAACGGACTTAAATACATCGAGAAGAAACGAATGTTTTACAAATTATTGAGTAGATATTAAGTAAATTAAACTTATAAAGGATAAGTTATGTATGTAACAAGAGACAAAGACGGTGATTTGTGCCTTTTCAATGCACGACCCGTAAAGATTGATGAGTGTGGATATTGGCAACCAGCCAAAACTATGCTTGATTGGATTAAACTTGATACCGCCCTGTTTCCCGAAGTAAGTTGGGAAGATGACGAGCCGACAGAAGTGGAATTAGTGAAGAAAGGAGAATAACTATGCCAACAATACTAAGAGAAACTTATCCAACAGCCAAGAAAGAACATAGGTGTGAGTTTTGTTGTGAAAAGATAGCGATAGGACAAAAATATGTCCGTCAGACAAATATCTATGATGGAACTATCTATGACTTTGTCACACATCAAGAATGTAATGAGGTAGCTCATGAATTGAATATGTACGATGATTGTGATGATTCAGGTTTAGACGGAGACTCTTTTCGTGAAAACTTGAACGCATACGTATATGCCAACCATTACGATGAACACACAGATGATGTTTATACTAGTTGGCAATTGAATCATTATGAGATAGCGAAGAAAATATTGAAAGAACTTAAAACGGAGAAGTAAAATGGACCGTACAATAAAATTCAGAGGCAAAAGCATATACGATAAAGAGTGGCTGTATGGCTCTCTCATTAAGATCGAAAAGGATAGATATGCCGTCATTCCACCCTTAAACGATATCGAAATAGGGAGAAGTATCGGTATGTATGAGGTCTGTCTTGAAACCATAGGCCAGTTCACCGGCTTGTATGACAAGAATGGCAAGGAGATATATGAAGGGGATATCTTATTCATAGGCAACGATGGAGATAAAAATATATACAATAAAGTATCCATAAAAGACGGATGCTTTGGATATATCGGGGAATGGAACCACAAAATAATGCCATTCTGTTATTACAATGTAACGGAAGAGATTGCAGGTAATATCTACGATAACCCGGAATTAATCAAGGAAGAATAAAATGGAAAAGTTCTACTATTATGCCTTTCAAAGTAAAGGCTTCTTCGGGTCCGGAATACGTTATGCTGATGATGGTTGTTTCAATTTAGCAGAAATGCATAAGTTTCTTCAGGAAACCTATAAAAAGCGATGTGTGATTACCTTTTGGAAGGAAATAACCTGTGAAGAGTATGAGAAGATGAGTGATTATTTAGAAGATGGTAGGAGGCGATAAAATGAAAGACTATCAATTTGAAGAGATAACATTTTAGCTGTCATTTATATCCTGTTTGATATCTTACCATCTGGGAATAGAATGGTTGACAGGAATTCTTGTAGTGGTAACGGCGTTAAACCTATTCTGGTCAATAGTGACTGCTTGGGAAGATGTGAAGGAGAATCGAAATGATCAAAGTAAAAACGAAAGCAATAATAGGGACAATGAGTCGAATTAAAATATCCGAAGTTGATAAGGACGTATATCTGTTATCAACCGCCAGCGAAGAGAATTTTATGTATGCAAGCGGTCATGAACTAAGGTGTCTGCTTGATGATATTCCTAATTTATTTGAAGAAATACAAGAAGATGAGAAAACTGAGGAGAGGAGTAATATGCACAGAACCTTATCTGATGCATGATCCTGATTTCATAGCAAAAGTAATATGTGATACCGGTCTATGTAAATGTGAGCCGTTAATTGCAGGATTGGAAAGGAAATTTATTCTTGCTTCCTGTTGCGGAGATTTTGGACTGACAGACACTGATGACCTTTTTGAGTTTGCGAAGAAACACGATTGTGTTATAACTAATTCAACAGAGGAGTTTATAAAGAAAATACTGGAGGAGGAATCATGAACCAAGAAATAGACAATAATCTTCTTGCAGAATGCTTGAAGGCTGCAATGAAGGTAGAGTATATAAGCAACAGCAGGGAGCTTAAGATGTACACCTATGCTCTGTACAACGCTCATATGTGGGCGAGAAAAGCAAAATAAAAGAGGACCCCCGAACCACCAGATAGATCCTCTTTTCTCAATTAATAGTACAAATATACTATTAATTTCTAAACTATAGTACTATGTTTTCAGAAATATCAGAGCTAAAAACAATCAGAGAGCAAAAATCCAGATTGTCAGAAAGAGAATACGAACTATCCACCCCTATAATGTCTGATTTGAATTATATTCCTTCCATATACCAATGTTTTTGTGACATTCTTGATTCCAGGGATTGTCCGGGATACAAAGACAGTGTTCATAACAGAAAAAAGTTTATATTCATCATTTTATTCCTGTATGCTCCTAGTGTTCTAGCAGGGGGAAGGATGCCTAGGGGCCTTCGGGATAAGATTGCAGAATCGGTAAATATCAGCGATAAGACATTTATTTCCCACAATATTGAAACTGTGGTCGTTCTCTACAATAATTATAAAGGGTTTCGTAAGGATATAGAGTATATTTACAGTGAAATTGTATCACGCTTAAAAAATAATGGTATAGTAAGATAGGTAGATTTATGGCGAAATTATCTATTAAGCAAGAAAATTTCTGTAATTACTACCTCGAATGCGGTAATGCATCCGAGGCTTATCGCCGTGCGTATTCCTGCTCTAATATGAAAGATGAATCAATAAATCGTAAAGCTGTTGAATTGTTGAATAACGGCAATATTGCGACAAGGGTTCGGGAATTACAGGAAGAGCAAAAAAACAAATCTGATATTACTAAGGAAAAGATATTAGATGAATTGTCAAGTATCGCTTTTTCCTCTATTGCAGATATGCATAATAGCTGGATAGAAAGGGCGGAATTTGATAAACTTACTTCAAAGCAAAAATCTGCGATAAAGAGTATATCAACCAAGATCTTAAAAAAGAATATTGGCACAAGTGATGATCCAGAAATTGTGGATGTGGAATATGTGAAAATAGAGCTTCATGATAAATTAAAAGCCATAGAACGCATTTGTAAGATGCTGGGCTGGGATGCACCAGAGAAATTTAATGTGACTTCTTCCAAAGAAGAACCGATAGTTATTCAAGTTATAGATAAAAGGGAGGATATAGCTAATGCTGATACAGACAACTAAAATATATGCGAATATAGACGGTGCTATAAAATCCGGATATAAAATAATATCTGCACAGGGGAGTTCTAGAAGTAGCAAGACGTATAATATATTAATATTTCTTCTTGCCTATATAATGCAGCATCCTAAGACATCTCTTTCTGTTGTTAGGAAAACATTACCGGCATTAAAAGGATCAGTATTTCGTGATTTTAGAGAGATCATGATGGATAAATTCCAAATGTGGGATAGCAGATGCATGAACAAATCGGATATGGTATATACGCTCCCCAATAACTCCTTTATTGAATTCTTCTCTACTGATGATGAACAAAAAATCAGAGGAAGAAAACGTAATGTTTTGTACTGTAATGAGGCTAATGAAATCTCTTTCCTAGAATGGCAACAACTCGTTATGCGTACTACGGATTTTTCGATTTTAGACTATAATCCTTCCTTTTCGGACGAACATTGGATTTGTGAATTGAATGAAGATGCGCGTACATTCCATTTTATATCCACATACAAAGATAATCCATTCTTGGAACAGACCATTATTGATGAAATAGAATCCCTTAAGAATAAAAATAAGACATTATGGATGGTATATGGCCTGGGACAAAGAGCAATGGCAGAAGGTCTTGTTTTTCCTGAGTTTGAGATTGTTGATGAATTCCCTTCTTATGCCAAACATATAGCTGCCGGTATGGACTTTGGATACAGTGCGGACCCAACAGCAATTATAAAGTGCGGTCTTGTTGATAATAATCTCTATTTGGATGAACAATGTTATCAAACGCATATGCTAGCAAGTGATATTATCCGTGTGTTAAAACCGCTAGGATTATTTGTATACGCTGATAGTGCAGACCCAAGATTGATTCAGGAAATATCTAATGCTGGAATTATTATATACCCGGCAGATAAGTATAAAGGATCGGTCATGGGCGGATTGTTGAAAATGATGGAGTATAAAATCTGTATTACAAGAAAGTCTGTGAATCTTATCCGAGAGTTTAGAAACTATATTTATGAGCAAAATAAGGACGGTAAATTTATAAATGAGCCTATAGATGCATATAATCATGGAATAGATGCTAGTCGTTATTATGTGATAGGCAAGCTGCTAGGTAAAATATTGGTTACTAGGAGTTATTCAAAGGGGGATTTAGGAATGTTTTAAATATATATGATATGAATTACATTGAAGCTATATTCAATTTACTGCGTAACAAAACGCTTAATTCTTTAGGAGTTGAACGGGATTTAATGAGGCTTATCCAAGACAGGGATATAAGTCAGGTTATCTCACTGCTTCAAGATAGAGATATGGATGTAAATAAAGCTATTGCCGAGTACAATCCGGAGTTTCATAAGGTTAACGATCGATCGGATAAGCCGCGTAAAGGGCAAGAGCCTTATATAACAGAAAAGTTACCTCGTACAAGACAAAGATATATTAATGAGGTTGAGTTATTCTTCCTATTGGGTAATCCTATAAAATGGAAGAACGATGTGGAAGGTACGGATGAAGCATTTGAAGCATACAACGAGTTTCTTCAGACTACTAGATTTCATACGACAATGAGACAGGCAAAGAGACTGGCCGGTGCAGAAACTGAAAGTGCAAAAGTGTATCATCTATTTAATGATAACGGGAAGCCGGGAGTAAAGGTGTTGGTTATATCTAAATCGAAAGGATATACTCTCCGTCCGCTTTTCGATCAATACGAAAATATGATCGCATTTGGATATGGGTATAATTTGAAGGAGGGAAATAAAACGGTTGAGCATTTTGATATAGAGACGCCATCCTATATTTTCCGGTGTAAGAGAGCTAATATCGGATGGGAAGTTGAGCCGTTGGTTAATCCAACTGGTAAAATAAACGTAATTTACTATAAACAGGATAAAGCTTGGTACGGGACACAGCCTAGATGTGACAGGGAGGAACAGATTGATTCTAAGGCTGCTGATACTAATAACTATTTTGCCGATCCTAAGATGAAGGCCACTGCAGATGTTCTTCAATCTCTTCCCAAAAATCAGGAGCCTGGAGAGATTATTCAAATGACAGGAAAAGATAGTGTTATTGATTACTTAATACCTCCTGAATACTCTTCAATGAAAGATAGTGAAAAGAAAGACCTGAATAACTCTATTCTTTTCGATTCATTTACCCCAGATTTCTCATTCGAAAATATGAAGGGTATGGGAACACTATCCGGAGAGGCTTTAAAGCGTGCTATGACGCTAGGATACATTAAAAGGGACAATCTAAAAGAAACTTACGATATACTTGTAGACCGGGAGAAGAACCTTATCTTGGCTATTATGATGAATGTTACCCACATCCATCTGAGAAACCAGTTATCCAAGCTGAAGATTACCCACGAATTTGCGGAACCATTCAATGAAGATAAGGAGAAGCAATGGGAAGCTATCGGTAAGCTATATTCGGATGGAATTATCTCTCTTGATCTGGCTGTTTCTATGCTTGCTTTGACGGATGCTCCACAAGAAGAGATAGAGCTTATAAAAAGTGAAAAACAGGCTTCGTCAAATGGAAATGAATCTTCTGAATTAGACAAACAGACCAAAAATGAGACTACTTAGTCAGAAAAATTACGGGTGTTATACAAAAATAAAAGGAAAAATAGAACAAATCTGCCTCGAAGCAAGGGTGGGGTAACAATATTTTATAGAGTGAGGCATGGTAGGAATTAGTGTATTGATATTTTACTAAACAGCCCACTTGAAAGTGGTAAGGTTCTGGTAAGGGTAATTAAGCAATAACGGCAAGATTACGGCAAGGCCTTTTGATAAAAGCCATAGATAAGAGGAGTTGCTATCTCCTCCTCTTATCTATTCCAGCATTGTTGATAATCCTGTAAATCGTCTGCTCTGACTTTACCCCGGTTTTTGACATTATCTCTTTGATCTTTCCTCCTGACAGATACAGGTCTATCACCTGTTTTTCCTGCTCTTCAGTGATCTGTTTTCCGTTCCGGAGAGGGATCTCCCTTCTCCTTAAGATCGCCATCACGGTTGTCTGGGAGATGTTAGCATACGTCGCTATCTTTCTAAGTGTCCAGCCATCCTTATATTGCTGACAAACAAGCAGTTCTTCTCGGTCTGTGATAATCTTTCCTCTTTTTTTACTCACTTTTTCCATGTTGTTTGTTTTTTTGTTTTACAAAGAGTTTACAAGCAGTCTGTACGCAGATTCTTTAGCTGACAAATGTTTCTCTTCGTTTTCATCGTCATCACACCAATCCCAGATCTCAGAGTCCGTACAATGCACTGAGATACCCAAACCGCTTAATACATACTGTCCGTAACCTGTTTTCTCGATAGTAATTGCCTCGTTGTTAAATTCAAATGTCTTCATGATTGTTTATTTATTTAAATTATATTCATCTGCCACTTTCCAGTCAAATGACGGATATACCGCCTTATTTTCTCTGATTGTTACGTGTGCCGGGCAACCTTGTGCGAGCTGAGCTATCAGATGCTTGAGATTACCAAGATCGTTATCAGTTACTGTGATTACACTACCTATACCCTCCAAAGGTACGTTAAAATTAATTTGTGCTAGAAACCTGTGTTTAGGGCTTCTTAAACTGTTATTGTTCATGACTTTATAGTTTATTGATTAATAATTATTTAGCATTAAGAATTTGATTTGCTTTTTCTTTTCCAAAGTAATTTACAGCTTTTGCATAGTTACTTACATAACCTTTAGAGATTTGAGGATAATTACGCATTACTCTGCTCAGCACTGACTGTATTTCTTTTTCTCCGATATTTTTTCTTCTAGCCCAAGACAGGGTAGCTTCGTTTAAAACTCTTATCATAAACCATCTTAAGGTATAAAAGTTATCAACTTTCACATTCTCGTTGAAAAAAGAGATAACCATTTCTCTATTGCTACCTAATACTGTATTTACTTCCTCTGCTGTCATGGCTTTTATTTTTTAGTTGTTAATACTTTGTTTCTTATTTTGATGTTACAAAGATAGTAATTAATGTGATATGCTCCAAATAAAAAGAGAAAAATATTGTGATTTACTACATTATTTAACATTAGGGCATAAAAAAGGGCAGCCCTAAAGCTACCCTTTCCCGTCGATTGGCGTCAACTTCAGTGTCGGACCGAAATCCCCTGACTTACTCTTTATTTATAAACTCTTGTAGCACCTTGTTTGTCTCGACAGCGAGTGCGGACATCAAGAATCCGTCTTTGCACATTTCACGTACTTGCCCGAATATCCGCTTTAAATTGGATTCCATGCTTTCTTTTGGATTATATACCACTTCTTCTTTCCCGTAAGGTATCAGACCTCCGTATGTGCTTCCGTGCTTTTTTCTGCCATTCTTTAAGTTTTCCTGTAGCGACAGGCTAAACTCTTTGACTTGCTTCCTTACGATGCGTTCTGCGCACTTGGTGCAACGCTCTGATCGTAGTTTTTCTTCCATTTCGTTGAAGGCTGCGATGTATGCTTCCTTGAACTGGGCGGCTACCTTTCCGGTGAAGCCCATGGCGAGGAAGGTGAAGCCGTCACGGGTCATGTAGTACATGGGGAGTTCTTTCTTTACATTATTGCATAACTCGTTGATATACACACAGGGCGCAAAATTGCGCTCTGTGAAATTAGCACTACATTCCAAACCTCTAATCGCTTTCAGTACATCCTTATGTGCCCTCCTAAAGTACTCCGCAACCACCAAAGAAGAGGTCACGGCTTGACCGTTTTTCGCTTCTACCAAATCAATCCTATCGGTAGACCATAATTCCAAACTTTTTGTTTCCATAATGTTTCTATTTAATGTGTTGATACTATCGTGTCGCTCTTACTTAGCACATGAAAAACCTGTCGTTATCGTCACCGAACAACTTGTATCCGGCAAACAGGCTTAAAACGATGATTGTCATTTCTATCATAATCGTATATTTAGATATAGTTGTGGCTGTCCGGCATTGGAACGGACTGCTGTAAATGAATTAGGGAAGGGGATTTGCTATACTATTCTAGCCAGCTTCCCGTCAGAAGGCTTTCCGCCAAAGAGGTGGTTCAGATAAGCCAATCCCTTCTGGGTAACAAGAACCTTAGTGACGACAAAGCCCGGGTGGTTGTTGCGCTCGATGAACTTCTCTTTCATCTCGAAGTAGCCGGCGTCAATGAACCTTTGTTTGGGCTCGTTGCGGTTCGCGAAGAATACGCCCGCTTTCCTTAGCTTCTCGAACAGTGTATTGCGCCCAAAGCCGAGTTTCAGGATCTTGGCGGACATTCCTATGTCTACTTTGTCGTCGGTGGCGAATGCCGCGTCTGCGAAGTCTGCCTTCGGTTGGAGTTTGGCGTTCTTTTCTTCCAGTTGCTGCTTCTCCTGTGCCAGCCGTTGTTTTTCCTCTTCCGATGACACTAGGGCTTTCAGGGCTTCGAGGTAGGTTTGTGGAGTTTGAGGTTTGCGCTTCTCTAGTTCGAGCTGTTCCCAGCGATCAAAATCTTCTCACGGAGTACTGCGTCGTAGCCGGAGGCGAGGATCAGGCAGCCTTTCTTGGTGAGTTCGAAGCAGGGGCTTTGTCTGTTGGATTTGTCTCTGTAAGAGGTCTCCACAAAATTGTGGGCAGATACCCCTTGTTTTAGTAAGTTCCTGATGTCTCGTAAGATAGCATCATGTCTTTTTCCTGTGAGTTCAGCTATTTCAAGCGAACTCATTCTGTCCGTCTCGTGGATTAACGTCGCCATCAAACTACTGTTATTCGTCCGATGATGATTGTCGATATTGTTAAGCATAAACAATAAAAAAAGGTATATTGCCTTTCCCGCTGCTTAACACATATCGACTATGCTGTGGTTCCATTACAGTTCCACACGGGGGTACAATATACCTCAATATTTTAAATACAAGCATAAAAAATGCCTGCATAAGAATGCAAGCTCCGCCTGCACAGTCGATTTAAATATGTTAAGCACCGCAAACGTACAAACTATTTTTGAAAAAAGCAAGAAAAAACAACTTTTTTGCGTGATGCATGAAGATATATGACGATTTATTTGCATTTATGAGAGGTTGTCCGTTATTTTGTCATATTGTATAACATAAAAACATATAATTATGAAATCTTTTTATCTATTTTTTATAGCATCAACCTTTGGAATTATCTCTTCTTGGGGACAAATAAAAACGACTGATATTATTTTAAATAATGGAAGCTCATACTCGAAAGTGTTCGATTACTCTTCATCTGCAAAATTAAAGCATTTAAATGCAAAAGAATGGATAGCTAAAACATTTGGAGATTATAAGTCCGTATTGCAATTTGAGGATGAAGATAACTATAAATTGATAATAAAAGGATTTTCTAATTTAATGACTGAAAATTCAAATGGGGCAGGAGGTCTTGTTACTATTGTAGAAAAACCTAAAATGAATTTTGTACTTACTATTGATTGTAAAGATGATAGATATAGAGTAAAGATAGAGGATATATCTTTTGACGTAAATACGAAATTTACGCTTTTAGGGAATACAAATAATTCATCCAAAAAGTATGATTATTATGGTTTTACAAAAAATGATTCATTAACGTATGCACTCAAGATAGCGGATGTTTATAAAAAAATAAAAGATTTAGAATCTGTGGATTTATCTTCTCTAAAAAAGAAAGAACTTAAAAAGCATAATGAAGAATTGGCAGCTCAACAAAAGTTATTGGTATCAGAAACGGAGGCACAGAAGAAACAAATTATAAAAGCAAAAGGTCGTGCCATTTTAGTTCAATCGACTATTTGTGATTTAATGAATTCTCTATGTGAAGCGATTGAAAAGAAAGATGATTTTTAATGAAATATTTATTTCATAATATATATATTTTTGAACACACACAACATGAAGAAATTTTTATTCCCTTTAGTAGCGTTATTGCTATTAGCGGCCTGTAGCTCTAGTGAAGATACAATAAACGATCCGGAGCCTCCAAAATACAAAATAGATAGTACTATTGCAGTAGGTGATTTAAAACTACAAGCCTATATCTTTGAAGGAGATTACTATATAGAGGCTATTGACGAATCAGGCAACAAAGTATTTACTATTAATGACAGAGCAGAAGGTTATATAGAAGATTTAGGGTTTGGAGAAACAAAAGAGTATCCTGTTAGAGGATGTTTTCTTTTAAGTGCTTTAAATAAAAATGATCATCTCTATATATTGGTAAGTTTATACGCCAGTGAGGCCGCTCATCCTCATAAATTTATATTAAAAATAAGAGAAGGTAAAATAGTAAAAAAAGAATATTTAGACATATATGATCCTCAAATTCCATACTTGCACTTTTATCCCGAAAAAATAGCAGAATGGTATGGAGAATATATTGTGACATATTCTACGCTAAGAACTAGTAACTATTTTATCTCTGTATTAGATAAAGATTTAAATATTATATGGAAAAATCTAAATGGGAATGCAAAGGAATTGATTAAAAATATAGAAACAAAAAGCTATATATCTTCATCTGTAAATAATGTGATATACATTACTTATAATACAGTTGTTTGCCTAGATATATCGAAGTATGCATATGGTACATATCTGTGGCAGGTCCCCATTACCGATGAAGAGATAAGAGTAAACAAATCTACATATTCCCTAGATGGCGATAACGTAATAGTAGACGTTGACGCCACCACAAAGGCAGGAGAGAAGAAGAAATACCATCTGGTCTTGAATAAAGCCACAGGAGAGTTAGTAAATCCGCAATCCTAACCAAAATAACACAATATAATTATGAAAAATATTTTCCCGCCCCGTTCCAATTAAGGTTCGGGGCTTTTTATTTTCCAAAAGTTAAATTTTCATATTGCGTTGAAATATATTTCCCAAAAGTTACACTATAATGAAACTTTTGTTATTTTTGTACCATGAAACGTAAGATAATAACATACGGAGGATATTTTGAGAGATTTATTTCCACGCTTTCGGATAAAGAAATAAAGAAGCTGGATTATATAATCTCTTTATTGGAGTCGGAGGATCGACTACCGGTTAAGTTCATAAAATTTCTGCGTGATGAATTGTATGAATTGCGTATGGAATATAATAGTAATATTTACAGGGTGTTTTTTATCTTTGACGAAGGTAAAATAGTTGTTCTTTTTAATGGCTTTCAGAAAAAGACGCAAAAAACGCCCAATAATGAAATTGAAAAGGCATTAAAAATAAAGGAGGAATATTATGGAGACAAACAATCATCAAATAAATGATTATAGTGCTGTTCTTGAGCGCAAATATGGGAAAGAAGGGACCGCAGAGCGTGCAAAATTTGACGAAGAAGCATATTCTTTCTATACTAGTCAGATATTGCTTGATGCAAGAAAAGAAGCTAAGGTTACACAATCCGAGCTTGCGGAACGCATCAATGTGACCAAATCCTATATATCACGCATTGAAAAAGGTGTAATGACACCAAGCGTAGCTACCTTTTATAGGATTATGAACGCACTTGGCATGAGGGTTGAAGTCGTTAAACCTATACTATGACGAGTGAAGGAAATAGGCGAATCGCTATGAATGCAAAGGAAGAACTTAAAAAGTGGAAAGATGATTTTGCTAAGGCAAAGACCGAACAAGCAAAATTAGAGCACAAGAAACGCTTTAATACGTATGTGAACTCTTTATCATCTTCTGAAAAGAAAGAATTTCTTATTGAATTTAAAAAGGGTGCACAACAGGCTGTAGATGAAGCAAAAAACTGGCTAAAATTGCAGAAAGAAAAGAAAAACTAAATAAAGTGTTGGATTTTGCTTCAATGTCTTATATCGCAGAGCATTACTTTGGGAAGACTCGTCAATGGTTGTATCAACGTATAAATGGGAATATAATCAATGGTAAGCCGGCTGATTTTACTCCGGAAGAGCTTAAAACCTTATCATTTGCGCTGTCTGAACTTGGCAATATTATGAAGGATACTTCTTTGTGTATAATGCGATGATTGTCTACGAATTGGACTTTTCGGAATCAGTTTTGTAGTCCACCTCCCTAACCAGTCTTCGCCCGCCGGAAGGTGGGCGTTTTTTTTGTTTCTGAAAAGTTAAATCGAGCGTTGTTTTAATCAATTTGCTAAGTAAATTGTTTCATTAATAAATTGTTTGCTATATTTGTACCAATAAAACATCATCGATAGAACAAAAAGTTAATGAACATACTAAACACATGGCTCCAGTAATCACATATTTACTAAACAATGCTCCTTGGATAGCTGTTATAGTATTAGCAATCATTGGGAGTTGGAAACTGTCAAAGTATCATGCTAAGTTAGAAGAAACTAGGAATAAGGTTGATAGTCTTCCTTGTGATAAACATAAGGACGGTATTCGTGATTCAGAACAAAGATACAATGAATTACAGCGAATTGTTACCTCTACCAATGATATGGTTGTCGAAATAAACAAATGGTTAATGAAATTTGATAATGATATGATTGATAAGTTAGCAAAGAAGGCAAGTCCCTTAAAAATGACCCCTCTTGGAGAAGTTTTATTTGAGAAATCATCAGCCAAAAAAACAATAGATAATAATATTGATTTTTTAATTAAGGAACTAGAAGATATAAACCCTCAAACAGCTTATGATGTGGAGGAAGAAGCACTAAGTTATCTTTTGAGAAACATGGGAAATGAAATGTTTGCTGATATAAAGAAATTTCTTTATTATTCCCCTGATACAATTCAATTAAAAGATCCTTCTTCTGGAGAAGATAAAGATGTGAGGCTTTCAATGCAATCTATAATCAAGCTAATGAGCATATATCTTAGAGATTTATATTTAAAGAAACACTCTAATATCGTATAATATATAAAGGCGGACTAACATCCGCCTTTCTTTTTGCCTTTTCCTTTATTCCCCAATCTATTTCTTACTTCTCACCACCATTATCGCCAATTGTCCTCTGTTTTAGCAGGATTATTATCTATTTTACCACAATTGGCGAATTGTGGTTCATTCGCAATCTGATAATTTTCATATAGACCCACCGCATTGTATTTTTATGCTGATTTAAAAAGATTTGCATAAAAGAACTAATCATGAAAGAAAAAATTTTCCAGGCTTTAAAACTAGCTTATTCAAATCTAGGGTTAAGCGATGAAATTTTGCAGGGACAGGCCGATGCTTTATCTGCATCTGGTCTAGTAACTGACGATAATTTAGCAACTGTTGTACAGGGGCAAAAAGCGTTTCTAACCTCTCTTCAGAGCGGTATTGACAAACGGGTAACCGATGCGGTCAATAAAGCAAAGGAGAAAGAGGCTGCTAGTGGGGGCGAGCAGAACAAACAGCAACCAGAAAACGAGGAGCCGGAGTGGTTCAAAAAGTACAAGGCTGAACAGGAGCAGCGTTATTCCACGTTGAAAACTGAGAATGATGCTTTTAAAGCTGAGAAGTCACGTGCAGAAAGAAACAGTCTGATCTCTTCAAAAGCAAAAGAACTGGGTATTCCTGAATGGCGAATGAAAGAAGGCTTTGCTATTACTGACGAAATGGACGAAACGGCAATTACTACCTATCTTTCAGGCATCAAACAGAATATTGTTACCGCAGGGCTTGAAACAAAAGATTCGGCATTCCCTTTATCCACTCCAGCTGAAAAAGGCAAGGAAATGGCTAGACAGTGGGCGGAAGGATTGCCAGATGCTAATTAAAAACAAATACTATGGCTATTGAATTTGAAAAAGGACAGATTAAAGGTGGATTCCCCGTGTTTTGGAGGGGTGAATGCAAAGGTCTCCCTGGGGATTTCAAACTCACGCAGACGTTTCCTGAAGGTACTTTGATCAGAAAGGGTACTCCAATTGCGTTGGATTTTGCAAAAATGGAGTGTACAGTATGTAAAGCTGTAAAGATCGTGTCTGGAGGAACTACTTCTGCTCCGAGAGTCGTAAAAGGAAGCTTGGTACAGATTGGAGATAAGCTGAAGATTGGTGATAATGAGCAGACAATTAATAACATTGATAAATCGAACGCTGATTATGATGTTGTGACATTGGCTGCTGCACTGACAGGAGCTACAGCTAATGCAATTGCTGTCGTTGGGACAGATGTGCCAAATGCGGTGGTAGAAACAGACAAGGAGTATAAAACCAATATGGATTTTCAGACTGTTTCTGCAGGTTATGATGTGATTATTCTGAAAGAAGTAGCTTATCCGATGCCAGAAGATTGGCTTTTGGGCGGATGGTGCATGAAGAATAATCCAAGTATTAAATATGTAAGACAATAAGCTATGCCGGGATTATTTTACAGCTCTATTTTTGGCGAACTGACCAAACAGGTACAGATTCGTATTGATACCGCTTCTCAATTGAGAAAGCGTTTGTTTGACCAGAATATCTATGAACGATATTTGGATTGGGACACCCCTACTGTTGGTTTGAACTTCGAAGAAATAATCGGACAGTATAACCTAAGCGTTGCAGCTGCGACCTTGGACTCTAAAGGTAAAGAGCCTATTATGGGAACCGAGGGCTTTAAAACGTTGAAGGAGAAGGTTCTTGCTCATCAAATGAGTTATTCTATGCCTATTGAGGATTATCGCAAGGTTCTTCAGGTTCTAGATTCTCGTATGCTGACTGATGAGCAGAAGACTCAGCAACTAATCGATCTCATGTGGAACAATGTTACAAAGGTGGTAAATTCTGTACAGTCCAAACTGGATATTATCTTCTTGGGTGCCCTTTCAAACAAGGGAGTGTTCACTTTTGATGCAAACAACAATCCTGAAGGTGGTGTAAGAGGCGCTATTGACTATAAGATGCCGTCTGAAAACATTGCTAAAACTACGGTTGATTGGGTGCAAGGAAATGAAAACACTGTAGACTGTTTTGAAGACTTGCAGGAGATTTTGGACGCTGCTCAGGATAAGGTTACATTTGACAAGATTCTAATCTCCCAAAAGAAACTGTCTTTCATTCTTCGTAATAAGAAGATGAAGCAGGTGATTTACGGTACAGATAAGATGGGAACTCCTCTGCTGCTTGGCGGATTAAATGAATTCATGCGTCAAAATGGATTTCCGGAATTTGAAATTATCAGACGTATTACCAGGATTCAAAATAATGGTAAGTTGACGGATTATCAACCTTGGAATGATAAAAACCTCGTCTTTATTCCTGCCGGTAAACTTGGAGTTATCAAGAATGCTTATGCAGATAATGAATTGAGACAAGAGCGTGGTGTTACTTACTCAAACTACGGAAGAATCCGGGTATCTCAATGGGGTAAGGGAGAAACTGACAATTCGAACGGTGTTGAGTTTACAAAGGCTCAGTCATTGTCATTGCCGGTTATCACTGAAATTAACGGTATCTACTCATTGACTGTTGAATCGTGACAACAGGTGACTACATAAAGCAATGTTTTTCTCCGCTTGGTGATATATCAGATGCTGGAGTAGAAAAGTTCGCGTTGGGGCTGGGGCTTGATCCGGGCTCCGATGTGGACATTAATACAAAAGTGAAGATATCCGGTTCGGTGGACAAGTTTATGGATAAGATACTTGCCCACCCTACCTCTGTCTCAGAAAATGGCTTTTCTAAGTCCTGGGGTGCTGATACATTGCTGAACTATGCAAAATATATGTTCAGGTTGTATGGCATAATTCCCAATGACGAGACTGCTTCTTTGGTCGGAATAAGTATCATTAAAGACGCATCTAATATTTGGTAGTATGTTAGAAGAGACTCCACATAAACTGCAAATGCAAGTTATTACTCCAGAAGAGAATGACGAATATGGCCGGCTAGTTTCAGGAACAGGCGGAGAATCTTGGCAGGATGTAGCTGACTGTTTCTGCCATGACAATTCACAGCAGAAGGAAGTGTCGGTAAACGGTGAGCGTTGGGTTTATAACTATCATGTTGTCTACGAGGGAAACAAGATTCCTCTAGGAAGCTGTGTAAGATGCTTGGATTCCGACGATAATACTGTTGGAGAAGGTGAAGTGAAGAAAAATGCCGAGTGTTATTCGGAAGAGTTTAAAGGTAGATGTGATATTTGGATATGATTGCAACAACAGACATCGCGAACATAATATTTAAGGATTGCAAGTCTTTTGGAATTTCTGAAGTATACCAGAGAGGTAATATACCTGAAGGTAAGGTAAATGCTGAAAGGATTGTAGTTTATCCCAAGACTCAACAGCCCGATACCTATTGGGAAAGAGGATACGTTGAAGTTAATCTTTGTGTTCCTTTATCGAGATCGGGGAAGGCCAATTTGATTCGTTTGAATGAATTGGAGAGAAAGGCTAAAGAGATGTTCAAAGATGGAGTTGTAGGGCAATATGACGGTTCATGGTACCGGTATTCTTCTGAGACTATCGGGATAGAGGAAGATAAGGAGTTATGTTGTTACTATGTGAATGTAAAATTATTATTTGAAGTATTAAACGTAAATTAAAAAGATATGAAACCGTTTATAGGAATTAAAAAGATTTGGTACGGTGATGTTATTACTTCTGCTGTAACTAAAACTAGCCTTAAAACCTGGTTAGGTACTGCTACAGAAGTTGAGAACTCTCATCAAAATACTTGGTTGTATACGGAGGATGATCCTACCTATACCGACTATATTAACGAGTTGAATGGTGACATTTATTATCGTGATGTGACGCAAAAAGGGGCTAAAACAATTACTTTCACTATGGGAGTTTTCTCCTTTGATGACAAGGTAGATCTGCAAGGCGGAGAAAAAGTTGATACAGATGCAGGATGGGCCGCTTCTGATACTCCGGGCATTGTCAACAAAGCCATTGTCGGACAGACAAAGACCGGAAACTATATTGTATTCACCAATGCTGCGGTCATTGCTAAAGGGAATGCTGTGGAAAAGAATATTGGTCTGGGAGTAACAGCTGTTGCTATGGAAAATCCTAGCGCCGGCGTGAAGAGTGACTATATGTTCGACGGGGAAAAAGTAAATGCCGCATGAGCTGATGAGAACGTCGCATCTATGTCTTCTGATGCTTCTCTCAATTTGAATAGTTCTACGACTAAGTCAAAGCGGGTGAACGCTGGAACTGCTGTTAACTATGAGGGGAATGGAGAGGAAGATACTTCGCGATCAGCAGAAACATTATCTATATTATAAAGTGGTGAGGGGGTGAGGATTTATGTATCTCACCCCTTTTTAATAAATATCATTATGAATAAAGCAGCCATACTTATATCAGAAGCTATCACAGGAAAGGATTTCATCCCAATCATTGTAAATGGGAAAATGTATCGCGTAAATCCACCTACCATACATAAAATAGCCGGCGCTTCGGCCTATCTTGCAGTTCTTGATGACAACAAGGATATAGCCGGTGTTATATCTTCATTGAAGGACATTTCTGTTGCTTCTAGCGCACTTTCTTGGTTTATAGATGGAAGTGATTCATTGTCCGAAGAATTGTCTCATGGGACTTTAGAAGAAGTGTTATCCGGTCTTACAGCGGCTTACTCTCTGATAGATGTGAAAAATTTTATGATGCTGTTAGGTTTAGCGAAGAACGTAGCAAATCTAACAGCAAAACAGAGGTTATAGGCAATGATTGTATGTTGGGGCAAATTGCGTCGTTCATGGATAGCCTTCATTTGTCGTATGATGAAGTCGTTTGTAAAATTCCATATCGCAATTTGATCATCATGCAAAAAGATAAGTTGCACGCTGTATACGATGGGGAGGTACTTAAGGAAGTATCTGATAAGGATTTCTTTGGTGAAAATATGAAATTTGATGAGTAATGGAAGTAACGGTTGATTTGTCGGGTCTGGATGAGTTTGTTGAAGAGGTGGAGGAGTATGCAAATGAGCTTATGAAGGAAGCGGCGCATAATGCAGTTGACACTCAAAAAGAAAGAAATGTGAGTAGCAAGAAGACTTATCAGAACCATACGTGGAATCTTCGTAATGCTCCGGGAGCTGCTGTAGTTCGTGATGGGAATATTGTTTATCTATATGTTCCGGCAGATAGCGAACATGCGGGGGCCAAAGGCAAGACAGAGAACCTGCTTATATATGGGAAACTACCCAAAAACGGTGTTGTGTTCGCGGATGGGATGGAGTATGCGAGCTTTGTATCTAGCAAGGGTTTTGACGTTCTGGATTCGGCAAGCCTAACCGTAGAGAAAGAGTTAAAGGAATCATTTGGAAACGAAAATGTAAAAGTCACATGGCAGGAATGAAATTTACCGCAGATGTCAATGTCGAAGACATTATAAAACTGCGTCAAGAAATAGATAAATTAAAGAAGTCTCTAATTGCTGTTGCGGGGATACCAAATAGTGATGTAGCAATAAAACAATTAGAGAAAGAGATAGCGGCGGCTACTAAAAAATTAGAAGAGTATGAAAACAAATATCTTCAAATCCAAAAGCTGAAGCATGACATTGATTCTTCCAATGCTGCAGTTAAAAAGGCAAAGGAAGAGACAGCCGCATTGCAGTCCACTAATAAATGGATTGTAGCCAATACCGAAGCTGTAATTGAAACGGATAAGCAAATAAAACAGTTAAAGAAAAGCTTTGTTTCCCTTGCTGATTCAGAAAAAACAGGTTCTTCCGGAACTGGAATATTAAGACAGGTGCAGCAACTGGCAGCACAAAGACTAGTCGAGGAAGAATCTATCAGAAGGACAATTAAGGCACAGAAGGATCAGATAATTCAGAGTAGGGCGGAAGAAGGCAGTATAACAGCTCTCAGAAAGCAAATAATCCTCTTGACTAAGGATTATGATGACCTCGGAAGAACGCGAAGAAACGGTGATGCTGGCAAAGCGTTGTTGGCCCAAATAGCAAATGTTCAGAAGGAATTGAGTGCGGCTGAACAAGCTTCTGGTAGATTTCAAAGAAATGTAGGTAATTATGCAAGTGCATGGAATGGGCTCGGTTTCTCTGTACAGCAGGTGGCTCGTGAATTGTCTTCGTTGGCTGTTAGTGCAAATACTTTTTTCCTTGCAATTTCAAATAATATCCCAATTCTTGTTGATGAGATTGCTAGAGCTAGAAAGGAATATGCTGCATTTCAAGAAGCTTTGAAAGCGGGAAATACAAATGTCAAGGCTGTTGCTCCAGTTTGGCAGCAATTAACAAAGTCTCTTATAAGCTGGCAGACTGCTCTTGTTGTTGGATTAACTCTGCTTTCTGTGTATGGTAAGGATATGATTAACTGGATTAATACACTATCTCGTTCTTCCGATGCTGTTGATGGTATGATTGTCCGAATGCAGAATCTTAGCAAAGTTATGAAAGATGGAGCAAAACAATCAGCTGCTGAACGTGTGGAACTTGATATATTGTATAAAGCTACCCAAGACCATACTCGATTGTTAAAGGAGCGGAATGATGCAGCAGACGAGTTACAAAGAAAGTATCCCCAATATTTTGGAAATTTATCGAATGAGGCTATTCTTGCGGGAAATGCTGCCGCTGCTTATAAGTCTCTGACTGATAATATATTAAAAGCAGCACAGGCGAGATCAGCGATGAAGATTATTGAAGATAATTACAATAAGATTTATCAATTACAAAAAGCAATAAATGCAGATACTAACTGGACTAACCGCAACAGGAAAAAAACTAAGGAGGGGACGGCTAGTGTTACAGCAGTTGTTGGTAGTTCCATAACTGGATATACACAAACAGGAGAAGTGCTAACAGAAGAAGCTATGGAATACAACAGGAGGAAAAAGGCTTTGAAAGAAAACACAGAAGCCGTCAATGCTTTAAAAGCCGCTAATGATGCTCTTGTAAAATCTATAGATGTAAGTGCCTTTGTAGCTAATAATGGTAGTCCTTTAGGAACTGAAGATATTGATTCTCTCACCGATCAGCAAAATAAAATAGCTGAGTTGATGGACAAACAGGTCTTAGAACAGAAGCGTTCCGCAGAGGATATGCAGATGAAAATAGATGAAGCGCGTATAAAGGCAATGGATGAGGGATCGAAGAAGACTATTGCTGAAATAGAGTTTAATTTTGAAAAGGAAATGCAGGCCATCGACCGGCAAAAAGAAGATCTCTTGCGTAAGAAAATAGATGATGCTCGTTCTATATGGGAAGCAAATCCAGAAAACAAAGGAAAAACCTTTGATGCAACCGGTATATCTTTATCGGATAGTGAAAATCAAGGTTTTAACGAGATGTATAAGATTCAGATTGCAGCTTTTGAAAAAAACTTGAAAGAATACCAAAGCCTACAAAAAGACGCTTGGAATGAATATTATATCGAATACGGGAAGTATCAAGAGAAGCGTATGGCTATCATGGAGAAATATGATAAGCAAATAGCTAAAGCAGAAGAAGGTAGTGCTGAAAAAGCCACTCTTACGGCTCAAAGGAAAAAAGAACTTGATGACTTGGATAAAGACCTGTTGGACAGTTCGGAACTGTGGAGCAAATTTTTCACAGACTTCTCTAATCGATCTTCTTCATCTATCAGAAGTATAATAGAGGACATTCAAGAGCTTATTGACTACATGAATGGCGTAGAGGGTGCTCAGATACCGGATATATTCAAAGATAATGAGAATACAGTGAAAGCCATAAATGATGCCATGTCTAATCCGGCAGCTCTGAGTAAATTTACAGCTAACCTTGAAACTTCGATTAAGAAATTCAAGAAGATGCTTGACGAGAATAATCCGTTCAAGCAAATAACTGAAGGTTTTAAAACTAAAGATTCCGAAGGGATCTCTAAAGGATTTCAAGGAATAGCATCGGCTGCAAAAGAATTAACCGGCATTCTTGAAGAATTAGGGGTGGAATCAGACAGTACGGCTGGGAAAGTAACATCTGTATTAGGTAATACTGCTTCTTATGCTGCAACGGGGGCATCAGTCGGCGGTCCATGGGGAGCTATTATTGGTGGAGCAATCGGAATGGCTACTGGGCTTGTAGGTGTTCTTGGTGCTGATTATTCTGCTTATAACAAGATGAAAGAAGAATATGCTTCTTTGATTGATGTATGGGATATCCTTATTAGTAAGAAGAAGGAATATGTCGATATTAGCTATGGTGATGAAGCGCGTAAAGCAGGGCAGGAAGCAATAGATATTCTCAATAAGAAATCACAAGCTAAAATAGATTTAGGAATAGAAAGATTAAATAGTGGTGCTTCTGCTGGTTCTCATTCTATTGGGGTGCGTATTCGTAAGAGTATGACTCAGAATGAGTGGGATCAATGGGATGAATTTGCTAGATCCATAGGCATGGATCCAGATGCTATTGGAGGAAGGTTGACAGGCTTATTCAGTTTAACTGGAGAACAGTTATCTAAATTACAAGAGGATGCTCCTACTTTTTGGGCTAAATTGGATGATGATGTTAAGGGATATTTGCAGGATATAATCGACTGCAACGAGGAAATTGAAAATATGAAAGAGCAGCTGAAAGAAACTATGACCGGTGTTTCTTTTGATTCTTTTTACGACAATTTCGTTTCTACTCTGTCTAATATGGATAAGGATAGTAAGGATTTTGCAGATGATTTTGAGAATTATCTTAAAAATGCAATACTTTCTAATCTTGTAGCCAATAAGTATAGAAGCAAGATAGAAGAGTTGTATAATGACTGGGCAAATAAATCTGACAGCAATGGAGATGGTATTTTTGATTTAACATCTTCAGAAGCGGATGAGTTGAGAAGAGCACAGCAAGAATTGGCTGAAGAGATGATCGCAGAACGTGATGCTATGGCAGAAGTTTTTGGGTGGACATCTTCTGCTTCTTCTCAGGAATCTTCCAAGAAAGGCTTTGCTACAATGTCTCAGGATTCTGCTGACGAATTGAACGGACGCTTCACTGCCCTTCAAATCGCCGGAGAGGAAATCAAGAATCAGAATCAACTTCAAACAATGTCTATTCTTGACTTGAAGGCAGGTATGTTGTCCATAGGTGCAAACACGTCTGGAATAAAGGATATTGCAGGAGAGACAAGGGACCTGATACGGCTTTCCTATGAGGCTATAACAGACATTCGAGACAATACTAACGTCATGGTGAAGCCTATACAGCAGATGGCGGCTGATATTGCAGAGGTCAAACGAAATACTAATGGGTTATCAAAAAAGTAAAAAGAAAGGCGGATGTTAGTCCGCCTAATTACTTATTGAATGTGTTGAGCTCTCCTTCAAGCTTATCCAATTTATCGGAGTGCTTTGATTGAGCTATAAGATGGATATAGTGATCACCATATATCATATCTTTTAAAATAATAGACTTATTTATAAACTCCCCCTTATGATGTCGAGTCGCTCTATCAAACATAGAAGTAAATAAAAAACTGCGGTATTGTTGATATGACATTTTTCCTCTAGTATCTCTTTGTTTTATTGGGTCTTTAGAACAATAAAAATATAGAATAACATCATTTTCATCCAAAAAATTGAAGAGTATTGACGCTATTTTATTTAAGGTTCCTGCATTATTAATAATTTCTGTCTTTGACATTGAAATCAGAGCTATATCTACAATTTCAATAGTCGAATCAATTGGTATATTCTTACAGTCAGTAAGCTTTAGAAGGTATTGGTGTCCGTCAGAGCACTCAATAGGCAGTGTGATATTCATTACTTTTTCTTAGCGGGGAAATACTTATCCTTTTTAGTTAAAAGTTCATTTTTGGTTTCACATTTCCTACGCTCCAATTCTCTCACAAATTCAAGAAGCTTTTGTGATGGTTTTTCGATTACTAATGGGTCCTGTGTGTAAGATGAAGTTTTCATATTTAATTCTCCTTTGTTTGTAACGTGTCATAGTCACGCTATTTTGATGTTGCAAATATAAATAATACAAATCAAGATTGATTGATTGATTAGCAGATTAACTATTTATACTATCGGTTTTTAATAGTTTTTAATAGTTTTGGATAGTTGGGAAGATAATCCTTTTATTTAAGCATAATTTCGCACATTTCTTATATTGTGGGATTTTTGTTTGTAAAGTAGAGATGGTTCAGCTATAAATTTACGACATTTGTCAAAGTACGAATTATCAAAAAAGTAATATTATGACAGGAGACCTACTAATCAATAACAAAGATGCCTACACGATGTGGGGAGTCAATATGGGAGATGGATTCATAGAAGCTATTTACGCTCCACTCCCTATGAAAGATGTGATTGAAAACAAATCGCGTCTACAAGACGGGAAAAGAATTATAATCGAGAACAGAAAGGTGGACGAACGGGATTTGACTCTTACATTTACACTGAAAGGAAGTTCCCCATCCGATTATACAGCCAAGTACAAGGCGTTTCAGAATGAGATAACAAAGGGGGAATTTACAGTCAAAGTTCCGGCATTAGGTGAAGAGGTTTATCATCTATACTATCTCCGGTCAGCATCTTTCGGCTTCAATACTGCAAGAACGTTTTCAAAGATTTCAGTTAAGCTGAACGAGCCGAATCCTGCGAATAGGGAATAAAGTTACCACAATTCGCCAATTGTGGTTTATAGAGTTGCCGGATTTTATGTTTTGATGTTTCTATCAACGAACTTTGTGATATGGCAGAATTAATAGACATCAAAGACATATCCGGCAACATTCGTTTTTCTACTTCTATCAACGAAGGATCAAAGCGGCACTTTCTTCTGATGAAGGAAGACTATATAACTTTGAAGTTTTCTCTTGCAGATCCTATCTACTTTCAACTAGGAGATGGTATAGATAACGAAATTGGCATGTTTGAGCTTGTAGATTTGTACAAGCCCACCTATAATTCTACGAGCGGTGGTTATGATTACGAACTCCGGCTGGACGCCTACTACTGGAAGTGGAAAAACAAGAAGTTTTTCTATACTCCGGAGAGTACCGGTCGCGAGGCGAGCTGGAACCTGACAGCCACCCTTGACGTTCATCTTAAAGTCTTCCTTGATAACCTGAAATCACTCGGATACAAATATAGAGAAGAGGATTTTAAATATGAGATTGATACTACGGTTGAAAACACTTCCAAGCTCGTTTCGTATGATAGCGTAAACCTGATTGATGCCCTTACCCAAATGGCGGAGACATGGGAGTGTGAATGGTGGATAACTGATAAGACAATCCATTTCGGACGTTGCGAATACAGCTCTCCCGTAGATTTCAAGGCCGGAGATTTGACAGATACTGAGGATGTAAACGTAAGCTCCATGCAGCGTAGCGATAGTCAGACGGTTTTCGCTACTCGTGTTTATGCCTTTGGTTCAACGCGAAACATTCCTTCTACTTACCGTAAGAATCTTATTTTTGATGTCAAGCAGGCAAACGGTAGGGAAATATCCGATACGGCAAGACCGCTTGATGTAAAGTATTTCCCAAGTCGCGTCGTTCACAAAGAAGAGTATTCGGTAAAGGAAAGTATAGGTAGTGGCAGTTTTACTGCATCTTATGTAGAATGGACGCATGACACTGATATCGTAGCTTCGTTACCTGCAGGGGATTATAAGGTTTCATCAGGAGATGGCATATCAATTAATGTATCCACAGTTATTCCTTCAATCGGATCAGGACGTTCTTTTCTTCCTGCCGGTGATTATGTTTTGAGGGCATCTTATGTCTATAAATTATCTGGTGTAACTAAAGAAGTTTCTATAGGTAATCAAACGGTTACCTTATCCCAAGAGCAGCAGTACGAAGTCTCTGCTGTGTTTGCTGTCGCTTCTTCTTTGCAGATTGAAGGAAATGCTACTGATTTAAAGATCAGGATATACGCACATGTCCCATCCCGTGAATCCTCTATTCTGAATGATTCTTTCTCGGCTTATGTTTCGTATGATATAACTCTATTCAAAGGATCGTCAGCAGATGCTACAGTGACCTTTCTTTCCGGACTAAATTCGGGCAAGACATTCTCCTGTGTATATAATCCGGACCATTTAATCGGTGATTCCGCTAACGTAATACAATTGCCTAGCGGAGTAACGGCCTCGCTCGGTGATAGATATACAATTGACAACATCATTAAGGGAAAGGTTCCTGACAGCTACTTTAGCAAAGATGACAAGGAGCTTACTTTAAATGGTGTGGTCCAGAAACGTCTTATGCTCCCGGAGGAAGTTCCTTATGTGGATGCTTACCGTTATAGTCCTACAGGAGAACGTATATACATTGGTGAAACTCATTATGATGACAATAATAATGTGGAGATGTCGCAGGAAGAAGCTGTAGAGGGAATTGTCATCTTTGAAGATGAATATCCCAAATATGTCGGCACATTATCAAATGTAACATACCGGGAGGAAGATGAACTTGACGAGGATGACAATCCAACAGGAGACAAATATCGTATCTATACGTTCAAGGATGCAGGACTGAAGAATTTTACAAATGACTTCCGGCTGGACGGAGAAAGTTTCCGCTTAATCTTTCAGACAGGAAAACTCGCGGGCTTGGACTTTGAGTTACTTCTGCAGGAGAGTGATGATTCCGGTACCACTTTCGAAATTGTACGTAATGAGGATTACGGTCCCGACCGTTACCTTCCTGACAACATTTTGTTTCCTGCTAATTCTGACACATATGTTCTTTATGGTTTTGATACGGCTTATGTTTCAGAGGAATTGATTCCGGAGGCCGAAGATGAGTTATTGAAAAAGGCAAAAGACTATGTAAAGAAGTCTATGATTGATCCTTCCACCTACGACTGTGATATGGACCCTGAGTTCATATATAATAATGGGAATATTATCACTTATGAGGTGGGAGACAAAGTTAATCTGATCAATAAGGCTTTCTTCCCTAAAAGCAGACAATCCAGAATAATTGGTTTTGAGTGGCCGCTGGATTTTCCTTACGATCATCCAATTTATACGGTTGGTGAGACTGCCTCATATTCGCGTATAGGCGAGATAGAGAGTAAACTTGATTCTCTTACATACAAGGGACAGACATATACCGGTTCTGTATCAGGAAGTGGAGGAACGAGTATATATCTCATTGGTTTGAATGACAAGACTGTTCCTACGGATCGCAATACATTTTCGGCAAAAAGAATTATTGATGAGATTGAACGTCGCTCCCTTAGCAGCATTGAAGATGACAAAGCAGAAGGATTGATAACTTTCGGTAAGGGATTTGTGTCGGAAGGATTTTCTGCAGCTAACGGTGGCCTTGTAGTTCGTGGCGGAGAATTGATAGAAGAAGTTGAAGATTCATTGATTGAAGAATTAGAATAATATGGCAATACTAAGTAACGGTAAGTTCTACGGATTTCTTTGTTCTGTGAAAGCGACAGGACGTAAGTTGTCGAACGGCGTAAAGGAATACGTCGAAGACTTCGTGTCCGGATTTGCCGGTCATGGATGGAAGCTGTGGGAGTATATCAAGGGTAAATGGAAACTGGAGATAGACAGTCTCGTTGTTCGCGAAACAATGGTCGTTTTTGAGCTTCTTATTCAGAAGATCCGCGCGGTGAAGGGTGCACTGGGTATCACTCAGGCATGCGGTCGTATAAAGACTGCCACGCTGGATGAGTCCGGACAAAACTGGCTGGTCACCATAGAGGATGAGATGTCTTTTGTCGCACACGATTTCATCCGGTGCCAGGATTGGACGAATGGTACCCTTAAAGGCTATTGGGTCGAGATAGCCGAAATACGCAAGATTGACGGTGTTGATACAATCGTCATACCTGTCAGTGAGTTCACCGGCGGTATAGGTTACACAGACGGCATGGAGGCTGTTGATCCGGCATTGTCGGGTATGACTACTCCGGCTGTCAGTGATGAGATTGTCCAGTTCGGTAACTCGAAGGATGTAAATCGTCAGAGTGCGATCTATCTGCATGCCGATGAAGGTGGACAGCCTGCAATCGATATCTTATTCGGTATAAAAAGCAAGAGTTTTGCCGGTTGTATGAAAATCCGTATGGGCGGTGATATTCCCGGGACAGACGGGCTTAAGGGCTTCTATTGCGAAAATGGTATGATCAAAGGTACAGACTCTACAGGGCATGTCGTTTACTGTATCTATCCGGACGGTACTGCTGAGTTTGGAGACGGATCAGCCCGATTTGCTACAGATAGATCAGGTCACATAGCCGGAGGTGCTATTTCGTGGCATTGGGACGCATCGAAGAACAAATATGTGTGTTCCATGAAGGGAGTGGTCTTAACGTGGGATAATCTGGACGAGGAAACAAAGGAAAATCTCAAGGGCGAACCGGGTAAAGACGGGCAAGACGGTACGAATGGCACTGACGGCAAAGACGGTACAAGCCTCATTTTTATGGGAGAATTCTCTTCTGCTCCGGCAAATCCTCAGAACGGATACTGGTACCGTAATACAACAGACAAGAAATGCTACGTATACCAGGATGGCGCATGGTATGTGATGACTGAGGATGGTAAGAATGGTCTTGACGGAGAAGGAAGCATCTCTGCTGATCTTGACGATGAAATGCAGTCTGTAGCTTGCTCTCTGGACGGGACAGTGGTATTCGGTTTGCCCATCACAACAACATTCTCTATGTTCTACGGAACAACCGAGCTTCCTCTTGATTCTCTTTCTGTAGGTAGCATTACAGGCGTGACAGCAACGGCTGATCGTAGCACGGGGATAGTTAAGGTTACAGCTATTACTGCTACGGTGGCTGATGTAATTCGTATACCCATAACGGGACGGGTAACATACAAAGGTTCTCAATATGAACGTACCCTGCATTTGTCGATAAACAAAGTGAAGCCGGGGGAAAATGGAGAGAATGGAACCGACGGAACAAATGGTCAGAACGCGGTCATTTACTCGCTTCAGCCATCGACCAATATCATAAAGAGAGATGCTGACGGGAACAGTGATGTCTCGAATATATCCTGCCGGGTGATGAAGACCGACGGAGCTTCTACTGTCGTATCCTCTCTGCCAGTTGGCTACTCAATGGATTATATTATAGACTCAGGAAATGCGACTAGCTATACTCCGGATAAGCAAATATCCGTCTCCGGGATAACAGATAAGATACAGTTCCGGCTTTACAATGAAACATCGGGAGTAGTACTGATCGACCGCGAAACGATTGCTGTTGTCTCAGACGGGAAGAAGGGGCTTGACGGTATAAATGGTGAAGATGGTAAAGACGGGCTCAGTATTACGTGGAAAGGGGATTTATCAAGCGCTCCTGCCAATCCTCAAAAAAACTGGGCTTATCGCAATACCAGTAATGGTATCGTCTATATCTATAACGGCACCGCTTGGGAGTTGATGGTTGCGGACGGTCAGGACGGAACAGATGGTACTGACGGCACGGATGGCCTGAGTGTTTTCATTACATACCATGACAGCGAAGATGAACCATCCCGTCCGACCGGAAGCGGAACAAGCGGAGGATGGCACACTAACGCAACAAAAGATGTTGTCTGGATTTCTCAGAAAGTCGCTTCAAGCGCTTCTTCCGGCACATGGGGTGATCCTATACGATTCAAGGGATTGCCGGGAAAATATACGGAGCTACGGTATAAGTATGCTTTCGGAAAGCCTGCTACGCCTACCGGTACAAATCCGGCAGGATGGTCCCTTTCTCCGGATCGGGAGGATATTACCTTCTCGTATTCGGGTAACTTTACAAAAGACGGTGATTACTATGTCTCTCCATCTCCTACATCTCATTCCTCGACATACAAGCAAAGGGTGTCATTTACGACAAGAAGAGCTAATCAGATGATACATATAGAGATTGATGTATCATCCGAGCAGAACTACGACAAGGGTATCGTAGAAGCCCTTGATACGTCCTATCGCATGGACAACGAACATGCCTGGGAGGGAAGTGGAGTAACCAATGCGGTGGTGGATATTGCAGTGCCTACAGCCGGCAGTCACTTTGTTGAGATTGTATATACGAAAGACGGCAGCACAAGCAGTAACGAGGACAGAGTCAAGTTCCGTATGCTCGATCCTACTACCTGCTGGTATTCGACTGCGGTGATTGATGGCGAAACGTCTCCTTCCTGGAGCGAACCTGTCATATTCCCGACAGACTCCAAGACCGAGGAACAGGTTTACCTGCTTGCCAAGTCTAAACGGAATGTTATTGACCTCCCGACATCCAATGAATACGTTAATGAATACATTGGTGATGCTCCTGAATACAGTAGCTCAAAATTCTATTCAGCAGGTAACATAGTCAAATACAATAATGTATACAAGGTAGCTATTCAGGCGCATTCGGGGATTGCTCCGACCAATGAAGCATACTGGGAAGATGTGCTCTGGTGGGTGGATAATCCTCGTGGAGCATCGGAAACTTATCCTTATGAGTATACTTGTGAACGTACTCTACAGGATGGGAAATGGGGAGAATATAAGAACTATCGTCTCTTTGGGCATTACGGGAAGGACGGTGAACCTGGAGAGGATGCAAATCTCCTTCCCTGGGTAGAAGATTGGAACAATAATAAAACAGAAATAGGTGGAGAATACCTTATTTCACCTAAGATATTTTCTGGAACGAAGGATAGCAGTGGGAAACTGACCGGTATTGCGTTAGGCAGGGATTGTATCACCATTGACGGAGAAAAACGCACAGGAATTTTCGCTTTGGTAAAAGATGAAGTTGTCTTTGAACTCGATCCGATAAATCAACAATATAAATTTAAAGGAACAATTGAGGCTGATAGCGGGAAAATAGGAGAATGGAATATAACAAGTACAGGGCTAGCTATTTCAGGGCAAAGTAATGCTAATATCTACCTCAACATAAACGGAGGCAAGTTCCTGCGGATAAATCCAACCGAGGCGTTGATGTTTGTACGTAATGACGAGGGTAACGGTATATGGGTGACGACTTACGGAGGCGGCGATGCTCTGAAAGTGCTTTCCAACGGGTCGGGAAGCAAATATGGATACGCTATCGACAGTGCTGGCAATCATAGGTTTTATCAGCGTGCCGGTGATATTTGGAATGCGCCCGGAGTGCTTTGGGCGGCCTATATCAGAGGTAGCGATGGGTTTGTCATGAGGTCCTGGGGAGACGGATGCACTACCGGTTACGTAGGTCGTTCTGCGGCTGGTGACTATGTTATCAACCATAATCTGGGGAATGACTATTTCCCTTTTGCAACAGCTGTCCATGGGGTGTGGTCAATTGCCTCGTTATCAAATATAGCTTCAGGGAGCTTTCATGTGCGTACCTTCCATAAGGATGGTAATTATGGTGATTCGGACTTTTTTGTAGCGATTATGGGACGAAACAGAGGTTAGTTTAACTGAAAAATAAAATTCATACTTATGAGAATAGACTTTAGAAAAATCGAAGTAATAGACATTGAAGGGAACAAGAGTACTGTCGATATCAGCAAAGCGCTTGGTAATGCGATGTATCAAAAAACGGCAGACTTGGGTGAACTGGAGTTGGCTCAGAACATCTATAAAAATGGCGAGGTAGAATTATCTCCGGAGCAGGTAGAATCTGTGAAGAAGTATACCTCTACCTGCTTTGTAGCATACGTCCAGATGGCGGTGAATAAAATCTTATTAGAGGCATGCGAGCAAAAGGTACAATAATCAAGTTGGCAATCTCCATCGACCTCCCTTCGGGGCTGACGATGGATGATGTGGACTTCCAATGCCGCTTCTTTGTCTTCTCCGCCTCACAGGTGATAGAGAAGTCTCAGATGGTACGCATTAATGAGAACAGCTACAGCTGCTATGTTGACACAAAGATTATCGGATCGGGGGAAATCTGGCTGGAGACTACGGCTTACCTTCCTGACTCCGACTATGAAGGTGGAACAAGAGTAGAGGTAGATAAGATGAATACCGGTATAAAGACAGTGTAAAATGGGATGTATATCTGTACATATCGAAGCTATCAAGGGCATTGGAAATGTCTCGGCCAAAGCTGATGAGATGAAGGTTTCCGCTTCGGCAACGGGCATGAAGGTGTCGATAGGGGTTGTCTGTGATGTTGGGCAAGAAAAATATGTAAAAGTGACTCCCAAACACATATGGCTCACTCCTGATAATGACTATATGGCTGATGTGGATATCATGTCTAATACTGTATGGACTATTGTTCAGACTGAGTAGAATTAATATATTGTTTAATTTAAAATATTACTATTATGGCAAAACCTATTTGGGTAAGGTTGGATAGAAATACCGGTTCAGGTAATGGAACGGTGGCAAATAGTTCGAATCCCCACACTGGACGTGTGGCAAGAAAAGGTACGTTACAGGTTGACGGTGTTGGTGCTACAGTTCCGGACGTATATGAAGTGACTCAATCTCCAAAACCGGAATTCGTTTCCTTCGACAATGGTTCGGAAATGTCTGCTCCCAAGACTGCGGGGACTGTGACTGTTGAAGGTAAGACAAACTCATCAAAACTTACGTTTGCATTTGCAGGAAGTGTAACGGATGTAAATCTTCCATCTAATTATAGAGCTAACGGCACACAGACAAACAATGGTACTGCTATTTCAGGAGACCCTGGTGCAACTTCTGAATTCGCTTTCTCCATTGAGTTAGAGCTTCCGGAAAACACAACAATAGAGGAGGTTACAAGAAACTTGAAAGTGACAGCAAATGGTGGTCAGTCGGCTCAGATTGCTATCAAGCAGGCAGCAGGAGACGCATATGTGAGAGTTTCACCAAAGAGTATTACTATTCCTCAGGATGGTTCTGCGGTATCTGTTACTATTGAATCAAATACTACTTGGACTATCTCCTAATCTATGGCAATCCAGAAAGTGTCTGAAGAGATTAAACTTCCTTGGAAAGAAGGAGAAGGCAACATCGTTATCACTCCTGGTCCTAATTGGGGCGCAAGCGCATCAAGCGATGTTGCCAACGAAGGACTCGACAGGGAGCAGACTGTTGTGTTTAGGACAACTAATAGTGGAGTACAGGCATCTGTCTCCACTACCATCTCCCAGATAGGCAAGAGACAGGCATTTGCTGTTGCTGAAGGACGTTTCTTGCTGTCGGATGGAAGTACGTTTAATGTGATTAAAAAAGAGTTTGCATGAGTGATTATAATAGCGGATTTACAGGAGATAGAGTTGTAGAATTACTGAACATGATTCCCAACTTGGCAAAGGCAGACTTGTCTAACGCTATGACTCTATCCTTGGGCATGAACGGATATGCTAAGTTTAATAATGGTTTATTGATTCAGTGGGGATACAAGTCAAGCTCAAGCAACGACACCTATGTGTATTTACCACTATCATTTTATAATACCAGTTATGTTCCTGTGATTACCTACTACGAACCGGGCAGCGGTATGAATATTGTTACTGGTTTTATAATATCGGTAGGTACAAACCTTTTTAGAATACGTAGTAGATATACCGTTGGGGATAATAATGGTACTGGCGCGGGAACTAATCCTTTTTATTGGATAGCCGTTGGGCGTTGGAAATAAATAATATTATGGCAAAATATTGGAAACAAGGATTCTACGATGAGCCACAAGAAGGTTCAGTAGAGATAACGGAAGAATACTGGCAGGAGTTGCTGGACGGTCAGTCATCCGGAAAGGAAATAAAGGAGAACGAAAGCGGCTATCCCGTATTGGTTGATCATGAGTATACCCTTGATGAACTAAAAGAGATGAAGATAGCGGATATTAATGCTTATGACAAGTCAGACGCTGTGAATTCATTCACTCTCTCCGGAAAGAGAATGTGGCTTACCAAAGAGGACCGCGTAGGTCTTGTTAATTCAATCAATATTGAGAAGCAGGCCGGAAGACTGGATACCGTTTTATGGTTTGATGCGGTAAAGTATACGATACCTGTTTCAAGTGCTCTCCTTATGCTGAACTCATTAGAGTTATACGCTCTTGATTGCTATAATGTGACGCAGCAGCATATTGCTGTAGTTCGGGGATTGCAGACGGGAGAGGAAGTCGAGTCTTACAACTACAAGACCGGTTATCCGAATAAACTAGAGTTTTCATTATAAACAGATAAAACTATGATTTTGACACTACTATCATTATTGGTTTTCGCATCTTATGTTGGTGTGATGATTTACAAGACAAAGGGTATCCCTTATTCTATTTCCGATACCTATTACATTCTGAGTAACAGGTATTGGTTCGGTATATGCATGATTCTCCCGTCTTTGTTGTTGCTTCCGGCCGCATTGGATGCAAGTACAGAAAACAGTCAGTTCCTGATCTTTCTTTCTGTAGTCGGAATGATCGTGTTGGGAGTATCCCCGAATTTTAGAGGAGCGCACAAGAAAGCTCATATAGCCGGCGCGGTGATGTCGCTTGTATTCTCCCAGATATGGGTAGGATGCAATTCGTGGTATTGGCTGCTGCTATGGGCTGCATTTCTGATCTACGCGATAACGTTTGTAGTCAAGAATTGGTCCGGAAACCTTATATGGGACCTGACGGCATGCAAATCGATGTTCTGGATTGAGTTAATTTCATTGCTAACCGTTTACTTGACTTGTTTGCTATGAAGGAAGCTATAGTACATACAACTACAGGCGGATTTGCGGCAATCGCTACCGCATTTGTTTCCGAGTCATTGCAGAATATGATTCCGTGGCTGATTGTATCATGCGCGGTAATCCTTTGTGATCTTCTCTTCGGTGTCAGAAAAAGTATGCTAATGGGTGAAAAAGTCAGATTCTCTCGTGCAATTCGCGCTACTATGGGAAAGATGGTTACTTATTTTGCTTTTGTCTGCATGGTCTGCATGATCACTGTGGCAAGTCATAGCGAATATCCTATTGATGTGTATTCCTGCTTATTGGTATGCTTCATCGAAGGGTGTTCGATTGTCGGCAATATATTGAAACCAAAGGGGATCAATATAAATGTAATTGGAGCTTTGGGAGTCTTTGGAAAGAAGGTGTTCAAGGTTGATAAAGAAGATGTGAAGGAGATTATAGAAAAGGAGAAGTAAGTATGAATTTATACACTATTATTTATGTTCTTCCCTTTTTGCTTTTTATCATACTCTATGCATTTGCGGAGAATAAGCCCAAAAATGGCAAAAGGAGTGTAAAGAATCGCAGAAGCTTGAAGAAACGTAGTTAAAGCATGTTCATATCCTAGGATGTAATCTGAAGGAGATATAAGTAATTTAGACGATGTCACTAATATGGGAAGAATTAGTATAAAGGCTTCTAGTTTGTATCTTCTTTTTGATATAGAAGAACATAGACATAACCATATAAAAGAAAAGTAAATGGATAATATAGAAGAAGTTGCCGTAAATATGATTTGCAAATATACATCGAGAGATTTAAACTCTGGTATATATAAATACAAAATAGAAAAGCATAGTGGCAGTTGTATGCAAAATCCTGTAAATACATTCTTTTGTTCAGCGTTATAGCTTTTTATTAATTCTGAAATATCCATAGGTGTATCATTTTTTGCAAAAGTAATAAATTATAAAATAGAAAATGAATATGATAAATAAAATCAGCGCACTAGCCGGCAAGCTTCTATCCATGATAGGCATAGACGGCATGGTCCACATTATAGTATGCCAGAATTTGGTTATGTGGCTATCAAAATATATTCCGCTATGGTTAGCGGTCGCTATAACCGTTGCGATCTTTATTCTGAAGGAAATATACGACAAGTATTGTAAGAAAAGCGAGTTTTCCATCAAGGATATTATCTGTGATTGCGGAGGTTTGGCGTTGGGAGTATTAACATTAATTTTATAGGAGGAAACATATATGGCAGATGTGAAGAAATTGGCACCGTTTATTCTAAAGTGGGAAGGCGGTTTCGTTAATGATCCGGATGATTTGGGAGGTGCTACTAATATGGGTGTAACAATCGCTACCTATGAGGCGTATTGTAGAAAGAAAGGCTATCCTAAACCGACTATAGAGAGACTAAAGAATCTTTCCAAGGAGGAATGGACAGAGATATTGAAAACTATGTACTGGGATAGATGGAAGGCAGACGAGATCAAGTCTCAGTCGGTCGCTAATATTTTAGTTGATTGGATATGGGCCTCCGGTATTCATGGTATCAAGATTCCGCAGGAATTGGTTGGTGTAATGCCGGACGGAATTGTCGGACCAAAAACTATAGCGGCAGTTAATTCTAAGAATCCACGCGAGTTATTCGATCGTATCAAGATTGCCCGCTTCGATTTTATAGAAGATATCTGCCGGAAGCGTCCCGCAAACAACAAGTTCAAACGCGGATGGTTGAACAGAGTTAACGATATCAAATTTGAATCATAATAAGAGGAGGAACAATCATGAAATCAACAGTTATAACCTTCACAAAGGGTGAGAAGAATTATGTAAGCGATGCCGTTCAGGTAAATTCTGCGGAAGTAGGATTGCAGATTACATTTGAAAAAGGCGGTAAACTTTGGGTGTATATAAGCTATGACGGGCAGAATTACTCTCCACTGCCGAGTAGAGGCTATACAAAAGTGTTTGCTTGTCCGGTTGTCGGTTGTATCCCCGGACAGTATCTTAAAATCGAATGTGAAACGGAACCGGTAAAGGCTTCTATTTTTGAATCAGAAGAGTAATGAACGCAATAGGATTAAATCCAATTAAGCTTGATGCGATAGGGCTTGATCCTATTCGCATGAATGCGATACGCTTGGGAGTCCCGGGAGCTTCTTCGGACTCCGGTCGTCCCTACATCGACCCCGAATTACTCAGCCACGTCAAGATGGCTATATCCACCTGGGGCAAGACAAACGACGACCCTGACCGGGCTGTTTTGAAGGACTTGACACCAAACGGGAACGACATGCGCCTGCTGAACTTCGGATTTACGGAGGGCAGTGGATATGGATTACCGGGAACCGACTTCGAAGGCTGGCTATGTACAGACGGAGTAGACGACATGATCGAGTCTGTCAAGCCCGTGTCTGAGATGTTGGAGGGTAGCAATGAGATTACGGTGGTGAGTATTATCCATCAGATATCACAGATTCCCAGAAGTGAAAGTAATAAAGGGCTAAATAATCAAATTGTTTATTATGATACTCCTAATACTAGAGGTTATCTTAGAAATAGGGTCTCTGATATTGGGAAAACAGGCATATATGGGTATACTTTTGATGGTACAACTCATGCTGTCATAAACAACATACTGGGAGATAAGGGCGATTATATTGCCGTTAGAAATAACGAGGGTATTGCTCTTAACGGAGTATTTTCGGTCTGTGGTTATAAGAACTATTACGGAGAGTTAAAAGAGTTATCTAGCGTTGCCTATGCCGGAGGATTCATCGCCAACAAAGTCTTGACCAGCGACGAAATTAATCAAATCATCGCCTACTATAACCTTGATCGTCCGGGACAGATCATCAAGCCTCAGTTGTACTGCAACGTCAAGAAGCAGGGCATCACTAACGACAACCATGCAGAATTTAACGATCAGTTGATCGACTTTGTAGGAGGTCACAACATCCAGTTGAACAATATCGGTTGGGAAGGAGAAAGTGGTATCAATAGTTATCCTGTAATTTTCGGTGCTAATAAGACTTGGGAAGCTCAAGGGTCTAAAGATGGTGATAAATATTATATTTATACTAGTAGTGCTAATAAGTTTAATATTACACAAATTAAAATTAGTAGTTCTTTATTTTATAGTTATATAAAAAGGAATGGAGGATTGACTGTTTTTAACAAAGATATTCCATCTTTTAAAATTAAAGTAACTGGATTAGAATCTACTAATCTTCTCTTAAGATATAATTTTTTAAATTCTGCAAATGCAACAACAAAATCTATTAGTAATATTGTTTCTGATGGCGTTCATGAATTGCCTAAATCTTTTGCAAGTGATGGAAGTTTAACTGATGATAATTTTTGGATAGGTTTATCGTTCATTAAGAAATCAAGTGAGATTCCTGATGTAATAGGTAATGTAAATATTACTATCGAAGTCCTCCCCACCATCGAACACGCTCTCTGCCTAGACGGAATCAACGACTTCGGCAAGGTAACCGGTCTCCCTGTTTTGAAGGACTATACGGTAGTTGCTGATAGAAAGATATTGGGCAATAATGGAGGTGGTACTTTGTCTAAATCTTATTCCGCAGGTAATGGTGCTTTTATATTTGAAACTGGAAGTGTAAACTATTCGTTTGGAACCGGTACAAGTGGAAGCGGAATTCAAAGTAAGAGAATGTTATCCTATCTCTCAAAATACATTTATAATGGTAATCCTGTCCAAGCAGGTGCAAGCGTTGACAGTGATACTATGTGGATAGGAACAGTTAGAGATGGCGATACCAGATTCTCCAATCTCGCTCTTTGGTCTCTCATGCTCTTCCCCTACAGCCTCTCCGAATTCTTATTGGAACGACAACTGAAAAAGTACAAGGCAGGCACTCTTTATCCGGATATGATCGAGTTCAGGCCGATTGTAAGGAGTAATAAGCCTTATCTAAGAATCTTATATTTTATGGTTTCTACAGGTGAGCAGATAACTAAAGGTAGTCACATTCCTATTGGGTCTAAAATACAGATAAATATAGCAACAGCTAACACCACAGATGAAATATCAAGTGTAACTGTAAACGGTAAAGAGATAGAGCTGTATACAAAGGATGAAGAATTCTGGAGATACAGACTTAACGTCACCAAGTCTCCACAGAAGATAAACATAGTTATCTCCAGCTACTTGACAATGTTAGGCAACGAGACTTTAATTTCAAATGAAACATTAATTAAAAACGAATAATATGGAAAAGATATTTGACATAGCAAAAGACTCCGAAAAGTCGTGGGGAGTTATTGCGCAATGGATAGATGAAAACTTTGAGGAAATAGAGACTAAGATGACAGATATTCCGATATCTTCCGTTAAAGAAATAAAAGAATACTCTCATGATGACACACAAAAAGGGTATTATTATGCTTTAACACAAGGTGTAGGAGGAATAGCACCGTTGGAACCAGTGTTATTTTCGGATAGTGGCTCTCAATGGGAATGTATGAAGCTGCCGGTCTTTGCGGGCAACATATGCACTATTGCTACTCAAGGTGGAAATAATGGTAGAGCTTATGCCATTACGGACGAATCTCTAAAGATTATAGAAGTGGCTGATGCTAACGTTAATACGTTGAATGAACCTAAAGTTATCACTATCAATGAAAATGGATATTTATATATAAACAATATAGTCGTTAGTGAACCTAAATTTAAAGTGAAAATAACTACCGGATTAGATATAAAAATAGATAAGCTGGTAGAACAATCAGAATTAATAAAAGAGAAAACTGAAGAGCTTGATAGAAGAGTAATATCTCCTAGATACAGAAATAATCCGTATCCTAAGAATGTCCAAAATCTGAAGATATTGTCAATAGGAAATTCTTATACAGACGATCCTACTGCATATTTGGGAGATATTGTGGAGAAGTCAGGAGCGGATCTTTCAAAATTATGCCTATATATAGCCGTTATGAGCGGGGCTTCTTTTGAGACTTGGGTTGATAAATATAAATCCAACGAGACGGTCACAATATCCAGAAGAGTGGGGACTTATGATATTGGTAAAACATCCGGCACATTAAAAGAATTACTTGCACAAGACTGGGATATAATCACAATACAGCAGGTCTCTACTTTGGCTAACCAATATGACAAATGGGAACCATCGTTAAAAGAGTATATGGAAATATTAAGACGTAACTGCACTAATCAGAATGTGTGTATAGGTTTCCAGTTGATACATGCCTATTGGACTGGTTATGGTGGTGCTCCTGTTGGTATTGCTAGATACAATGAGATAGTTAATAGCGTCAAACGTCTTGTTCAAGAGGTAGGGATAGACTTAATTATTCCGACTGGGACAACAATTCAAAATGCACGGAATACATCATTGCAGACGGAGCATGATATAACAAGGGACGGTTCGCATTTGTCATATGGGGTAGGCAGGTATTTATCTGCTTGCACTTGGTTTCAAGTATTGTTCTCTCCCTTTGTAAATAAATCTATTTTGGGCAATACGTCAATACATGTAGTGACAGAGGAGGAAAGAACCGCAGGTGATAATAAATATGAGGCAGTAGATGTCACGGAAGAAAATAGATCACTTTGCCAAGAATGTGCTTTTTTAGCCACTTTAGATATGTATAATGTAACTGATATTAGTGAGTAACATAACGAATTAAACAGTAAAGCGTATGAAATACATTGTATTCCCATCAGATAATCTAAATGCGATACCGCAAGAGGTCCTCGACGAACTGCACCTAGTTCCGAGAAAGAGTGTTGACGGCATGCAGGTGATAATGAAATTGGATCACTATGAAAAGTTGTTCCCAAGTATCATGACCTTGCCATTACTAGACGAAGAAAAAACGGAAAATCCGATTTATCCTTATCCTACCTATGAAGGCGAAGAGTTGAATACTTTATTGTCCGGTCCGGATTGGTCTTCAGATGAAAGTATCATATGAAATCTCTCCCTTGGATATTAGTCTGCCTGCTTGTATGCGTGGTCGTGTGGATGCGTTGTAATCCGCACGATCCTTCGACTGTCTATGTAAAAGGTGATACGATAAGAGTAAGGGACACTATAGTTGACATCGTGCTTATGCCGGTAAAGGAGACCTTAAAGCGTACCGATACGGTGTATTTACCGATTATAGTAGATACCACTACCGACAGAACCGTAGAAGGCGACTCGGTTCCGGTGATTATACCGATTACAAGCAAGGAGTATAATAATGATAATTACCGGGCAGTGGTTAGCGGCTATAAGCCCAGTCTTGATTTTATGGAAGTTTACGGAGAAAAGAAAATCATCACTCTTAAACCGAAGAAAAAACGATGGGGCCTTGGCCTGCAATTTGGATACGGCTATCCCGGTGGATTGTATGTCGGTGGTGGGGTTAGTTATAATTTATTTATGTGGTAAAAAATGGCTAAATTTATTAAGTGTGAAGATCATGATTGGCAAGGAGTGTATCTTTTTCGATGTCCAGGATGCGGTTGTGCCCATTATGTAAATACTATTAAAGGGGAAATGGGAAACCCATGCTGGCAGTTTAATGGAAATGTAGACCGCCCAACAGTATCTCCTTCAATTCTTGTTAGGTATCCTGTTGGTGATAAAATGAATATTTGCCATTCATTTGTACGTAACGGGAAAATTGAGTTTCTTTCTGATTGTACACATGGATTAGCAGGTAAAACTGTAGAGTTAGAAGATTTTTTTAATACAGAAAGGAGGCTAAAATGATTCATTGATTATTTATCAAATCGAGGAACATCTCGAAATGATTATTAAGCACTAAGTTATCCGGTAAAGTAGAAGGCCGGTTATCATAACAAATGTAACTCTTTTGGGGGATAGAGTAAAAAAGAACCCCCGACACTGAAAGTTGACGCCAATCAAACTTTTAAACATACAAAAGCATGCATAGATAGTGCCAGGGGTATAATGTCCTTAACATTTCTATACATGCTTTTGTTCTTTCAATAACCGTAAGTTTGATTGGCAAAGGCAAAAGTACAACAAAAAATTAAATTACTATGTGTAAGTCAGAGATTTTTGCCGAGATTCTAAATATTGTTGGAAAAGAAACTGAAGTTTCTACTGAATTGATCCTTTCATCAAGTAAAGTTACTGAAGTTGTTGACGCCCGTTCTATTGTAGTATTCTTCCTCACTGAATACGGGCTATACCCTGAACAAATAGCGACTTTGCTTCACAAGACATCCGCTAGTATCCGTTATCTTATATCTACTTTTGAAAGCCGTAAACTGGCAAACAAAATGATTGCAATATATCTGCAAAATATTCGCAAATCACTTGAAAATGAGCTCTGATTTACACAGTATCTATTATATACTTTTGTGATGCGGTTAATATTGACCGTGTTATAATTGTATATT